TAAAAAAGTGTTTATAAAGTGCTTTGAAAACGAAAAATAAAGGCTGGGAAACCCCAGCCAATTATCTTATTTTTTCTTTAATTGTTTTCCGAATCCACCTTTTATGGCTTCATCTCCAGCTTCACTTCTTGCTCCAGCTCCTCCAAATACTGAATTGAATTTAGGAGTTTGTACAATACCGTGAGCAGGTAACTTTGCTCCAAATGTTTGTGGTTTTCTAATATCTGTGAATACATTAGTTACATCATCGCCATTAACAAATGCAGGTGCAGAAGTTGTTATAGGAACGATAGAATTTGCTTCTACATTTTCCCCAGTTAGCATACAGATTAAATCTTTTGCAATATCTCTTTCTCCAGCTTCATATTGCATAGACATTATTCTTGTGAACTTAACATCTTCATTTGTAAGTAAACCAAACGCATAATCAAGTCCTACATATCCTTTATATTCTGGAGCTCCTGTTCCATTGTTAGCTACATCTGTTAGACATCTTGCTGGAATTTCCCAATATTTTAAATCAAGCATTAATTGGTGCAAATCTCTCATTGTTTCAAATGTTCTCTTTAAAACTTCATCAGCTGATACTTTTCCACCTTTAATATCTTCAGGATTTGCAAAGTCTGGTTGAAAGAATGTTGCACCGTATTTTCCAGTTGTTTCATTCTTGTCAATTCCATACACAGTTCCTTCAAGTTCTAAGACTCTATCGAACATTCTGTACTTTCTTGTCTCTCTTCTTATAAATCCTCTTGAAGATTCAAAGTCATACACTTTACCATTAACATCAACCTTTGGTGTAAGACCGATGTCAAGTTGAGCATTCTTAGTGTTGTCGATAATATCGTTTACCTTTTCACTAATGCTCCCAATAACTACTCTTCCTTGTGGTTTCTTAATCGCAAATTTGTTCATAATTTTTCCTCCTTAAATTTAATATTTTTTTTTATGTATCAATCTTTGCTACACCATTATAATATATATTAAAAAATACTAATGTTGTAAGTATCTTCTATAAACTTTCTTTCAGCATCTCTTAACGCTTTCATCTTTGCTGATAAAACAGCAGGCGAATTCCATATAGATGGAAGTTCACTTTCAGCATATTGTTTTCCACCTTTTAGATTTTCTACAGCTTCTTTTAGTTTAGCTTTACACTTCTCAACTATATTCTTCTTTACCTTTATATACTGTCTATCAGCTTTATAAAGTAAATCCATAGGCATACCAAATATAGGTCCTTCATATATAGTTTCAAATGTATCCATAATCTTAGTTTCTACCTCTCTTGGAGATATAATAAATCTACTACCTCTACCTATATTTCTTTTAAGCTTATTATTAAAATCTGTAAGGTTAGAAAGTATAAGAGCTACGAATTCGGAACATATAAAAGAAGTTTGGTTTTTATACTGAGTTATTCTTTTATGCGGAAGCCAAGATATAAATCTCGATAACTTTCCAAATGAATAATCTATTCTTTTATAATTTTGCTTGAATTGTTCAATATTATAAACCATCTTTTCATATATATCTATAGGAATAAATCTACGAGTTATTTTCATATCTTTATTTCTCCATCTATCAGGAAATTCAAATATAGACTCAACTGCAACTCCATAGTTTTTATTAGTAGTACCCATAGATACAGTTTCATAATAGTTCATAGCAACTGTAGCATGTGAATATTTAGAACCTGTAAACTTCATTATTATCTTAGACATTAAACTATCTCCTGATGTGAGTATTACATATATAGGAACCATACCTTTATCAGTTGCAGCTTCTGAATATAAAGTGGTAGTTTTAATAGGATTAAAAAGTTCAGATTCAGCTATCATCTTTAATATATCACTCATTCTTATCACCTCTTGGACTACATACATCTTCTACCTTTTTAATAAGAACTTCAAGCCAAGCCTTTTCATTATCATCTGGAGCTATTTTATCTATATTATCATATGTACCCTTTTCTATATTAAACGCTATTTCTTCTAAAGTTCCTAAATCTATATTTAAAAGATTATCATAAGCGTCTATTCTCTCAGCTCTTGATATAGCATTATCTAAAGTTTCATATTCAAACTTATCTTTAAATCTTTCAATCCAGTTTTCTATAGTTTCATTTTCAACTATATTAGCTCCTAATGTAGAATAAGTTATACTTGCAAGTACAGATACATCTCTATCATAAGAATTTATAGCTCTTAAATCAAATCCTGATTCTTCTCCACCAGCATAGAAAATTAATGAGTTCTTTCTAAAATCTTCATCATTTTTTGTATCAAAGCCTATAAGCATATTATTAACTCTTGTGTATACCGTACCATAATACACGCAATCATCTATAAAAAATCCAGTTAGAACTCCATTTTTATTATATACAACGAAGTTTTTAAAATATCTAAGCATAGAATCATCACGCTGAATATGTCGCATAGATTCGCTATATAAAGCAAAGTCAATTCTCGGTGGTATAACCACCCTGCCATTTTTCTTCATAAGTTTTTGTATAGTAAGCATTGTAGATTCTAGTGCCTTTACTTCTTTTTCTCCTTCTACTTGTACATAGTTAAGATTATAATTATCAAGTATTTCCTTAAAGATAGCGATATTTTTCTTTCTATCTTTTAAGAAGTGTGGACTCATATTAGGATTATCAAGTCCATCTTTTCCTGATATAATAAGATTTAAAGGTCTTACAAATATATCAGGAATATGATTTAAGTTCTTACCTTCAAATCTATAAGGTATTACTATACTTGCTGGTGCTTCTATATCTTCTGAAGTATATCCAGCACCGTCTAAATACTCAAGTATCTTATACTCTATATTAGATAAGACTATCTTTCTTCCACCATCTTTAAATGTGTAAGTCTTAGCAATACCACGATTAGCCATAAGTTTATCTTTTTGAAACTCAGGAATACTCGCAAGATTTGTAGTACCATATTTATCAAGAACTCTTTTATTTCTTATCTCTACATATTTCTTAACACAAGCATCTGAGCAAAATCTATCATATCTTCCCTTTTCTTCATTCCAAGTAGTAGGCTTTTTACAAATAACACAATTACCTATATTCTTCCTATACTTATTTCTTTCAAGGAAAGCTTTTTGTTTATCAGTCATAGTTTTTCTCCTTCCGGTTAAACCTTTAATTTCTTACAGAAATGTTCCAAAACAGCTCGGTAAAGAGATGTTTTATGAATAGGAGGTATAATATGCAGGTTGTAAAAACGGATATCTTTGACCTTAAAAATCTTATAGAAACCCCTATGAGCTTATCTGAATTTAATACAAATGAAAGATATGAAGATATAAGAAGTGTAATAAACTTCATGATAAATCTAATTCTTATGGTTCCGGGTACTATACCCGAAATGCCTAAAATGGGTTACAATTTACATGCAAGAAGACACTTCATTATGGATAGTAAAGAATTAGCAAGACAACAAATGGACTTACAAGAACAGATTGCAACTTACTGTAATCATTCCGTTATAGCAAATACATCTTTATATCCTATTAAAGATGATGTAACTGGCGACCAATCTTTATCGGTTATAGAAATTACTTTAATGTCAGGAGAAAAGGTGCAATTATTTGATGATGGATATGATACTAGAGTTAGTGTAAATCTAGTTCAAGGTAAAGACTTTTCTAAATAACAAGGAGGAAATAAATGGAAAATACTATGAATTTAAAGGACTTTGGTAAAGCATTAGGAAAAAATGAAATTCCTGATACACAAAAAGGACCTAGTGTAAATGAACTTACAGCACCCATTCTTGAGGAGAAAAAGGAAGAAATAGTCAAAACTACAGAAACTGTAGTAACTCCTACAAGAAAGGTAGAAGTATTTGATATGTCAGATGCTAAAGATATGACTTTATCTATGCAAAGGACAGCACAAGAAAGAGCAAATGATAGAGGAATAGTTCCTAATCTTGATAATGATGAGATAAAGAAAATGGAAGATGCTTTAAATGTTGGACTTGAAGATTATATGGCTTATACAGAAAAAGATAGAAATGAAGCTGTAGAAGTTTTAAGAAGACATGGATACTCAGATGAAGAAATAGATGAGATACCACTTTTAAAACTTCTTGATATCGCAAGAGCTGTTAAAGCTGATGAAGCTGAAGGTACAGTTGGAGATATGAAGCATGTAGTACAAGAAGATGGTACTATTAAAGAAGAATCTATAAATGATGTCACTAATAATAAAATAGATGATACACAAGCTGTAAATACTGCTGTTAAAACAGAAGTAAAACCTAGCGAACCAGTACCACCAACTTCTAATGAACAAGTAAAACCTACAGTCATTGATAAAAATGATGAGGAAATAAAAGAACCTTCTCTTGCTGAAGTAATAGGAGATAAGGAGATTTATATTAAATATTCTGAAAAACCTCTAAACTCTTACAAAAGAGCAAAAGAAAATAAAGTAAAGAAATTACTTTCAAGACAAAAAAGAGGAAACTCAGTTGAAGTATTCTTACCTAATTCTAATATAAAACTTAATGTGTTCGAAATACATCAACCAGCAATAATAACTGAGATTGTAAGACTTACACAAATGAGTCAAGATATCATGATTAAGAAAAGAGTAGTTGAAGCTATACTTGAAAGAAGTACACCTGTATGTAGTGACGGTGATGATATTACAGTAGATGCTATGATGAACTATATATCTTATGATGATTTAGGATATATCTATCTTGCTGGAGCTGCGGCTAATGCTATACAAGAAGTTCCGTATGCTGTTGAATGTGCTACTTGTGGTACTCAAGGAACTATTAAAATTGATATTAAAAAGCAATTCGTAAAGGCTATGCAAGATATAGATGATGAGCTTAAACTTGCTTATAAAGAATCTGATGACTTTAAAACTTGTATTGAAAAGTCTTTAGCTAATAAAGTTATAGAAGTTAAGGATAAAGATGCAAGAGTTGTAATAACTTTAAATAATCCTTCACTACTTTCTAATATAGGACTAGGAGAAGCTATTAAATCATATGTGTGTGAAACATTTGCACAATTCATACCAGAAGCTTTAAAGTATCAATCTATAGATACTAAGTTTGATTTTATCTATAATCTACAAAATCCTGATGTTGTTAAAACTATATCAGCTTGTATACTTTTATCTTACATTAATAAAATAGAAACTTATTCATTTGATGCTGATGACAAAGATTGGGATAAAGATGAATACTTAGATGAATCTTACGATGCTAATGTAGATGGTGTAGATGTAATGGTAGCAGCAATGTTATCTCTTGAAGAAACTACTTCTAAGGTAATAGAAAAGACTATAGAAGATGAGTTTATAAAAGAGAGAATAAATATAACTACAGGAAATTGGACTTGTGCTTCTCAAACTTGTAAGGCTCTTAACAATACGAGGGTTGAGGGTTTAGAGCTATTGATTCTTTCTTTATACAACAAGATGGAGACAAACATATAGGTTTTCTTCATAATATCGTAATTATCCTTGAAGGTAAATACTCTTATGCTGAAATAGCAGCTATGCCAATGTCTGAGATAGAGATACTTCTTAAACATAATTCAGAATTTGTTAAGATGAGAGATAAGATGATGGAAGAGCAAAGAGAAAAGATTGAAAAGGATAGAAATAAAAGAAAGAATACTATTTCAAATCCAGTGTATTATTAAATTAGATAGAGGTAGGGGTGTGGCATTTGCCACACCGTCTACAATATATTACTCTAAAACGAGAATTACGACACGTACATTTAATAATAACTTTCTCAATATTACAATATCATATTCATTATTTAATATTGAAAGGAGTGTCAATGACAGTTCAAATACTTGTCATCAACGTAACTTATGTATTCAAAATTTACTCATTGAATCATATCAATTAGTTATAATAATTCATATAAAGGCGACACGCACATAATTTCAATAATACCTACTACCTGTGTTAGTAGATTTTTAAAATAATTTAAGAAGGGTCGATACGCGGGAGTTACCCCGCGTATCTTGATGGTTTGTTGTGTTTTGTTTAATATCCATAGAGATAAAAAACGCAATTAGTATAAGTGAGACACTCACATAACATGTAATTCCATAATGTCACTTAACTGTTACTATATTTATAAAAAAGGAGTTGGTGGGTTTTACCCCACCAACATACAAAAATATAAAATTGAAAATATACTCAATCTATAAAGACACTTACAAATATAAATCTCCTAAAAAAAAAAATATAAGCGAGGTGCACTATGATTAAGTGCAATAAAACGATAGGTTTTATCACATATGTGTTATATACTTTACTATTAAATACAAACCATAGCAAGTCCATCCGAACTATCAAGTTTTACTATAGAATCAAATTTCTCAGTTATCTCCTTTTTGAAATCATCAAATGTATGATGAGCTTCATAAGAATCAAGAAGAAGTTGGATATAATGAGATATTTCATTTATTCTTTTTAAGCAAGTTTCTTCTATTGCAGATTCTACATTGTGGTCTGGTACTCCTTTAATCTCTCTTATCTTATACATAAGCTCATCAAACACGAATACAAATGTACAAGCTTTATTTACTTCGGGGTGTGTTGCTAGACTATCAAGTGTAAGTACACTATCAGTCATACTCTTTTCTGTAGCTTTATCAGATAAGTCTCCTATTAGAATATTAATATCAAATAACTCATATCCTTTACCTCTTAGCTTATGAGAAGCTTTATATCTTTGTACTATAGTTCTATCAGCTTTCCACCCTGTAGACAACTTAAGTAAATTCATATCTGGGTTCTTATAAGATATAAGTTCATTTTCGGTTCTTATTCTTATAACCAAATCATCTTTAATATCTTCTCCACCATATATTCCTCTTTCAGTTTTAACTTTGAATTTCTTACCTTTATATATACGAGATAATCCTTCCTTTATATTATCTAGGAATATATCTTTATCATTACCCTTTATATATTTACCATTTCCTAGCATATCAATATTTACTACAACTTTAGCTTTCATTTAATTCCTCCTTAATAATATTAATTACTATAAAGTTTTTAAAATATATTACCAGTTAAAATTATTTTTAAAAAATTGACAACGATAATATAAAAAAGTACAAAACACTTCGTGTAACACGACGTTGAACGGAGTTCGGAGTTCGAAGAACGACGAAACGCGAGCGGAAGACGAGCGAAGTAGCACAGTGGTGCGGCAGAGGGAACCGAACCGGAGCAGCCCTAAGCGATAGCGACGGCTTCGTGAACCGAAGTGCTTTCCGAAAACAGAGGGACTAGCCGTGCAAAATAATAAATCCCTAAAAAATTATTTTCTTTTCTAATATTTATTATTACTAATATTATACTATATTAATATATCTAATAAATAATTAAAGATATAATTACTAATATTAAAATATATAATACTATATAAGATAACTAATATAATAGATAATAAAAGAATTAATACTAAAGAAAAAGCAAATGGTTGATAATGTTAAAATATTTTTTTTTCATTTTATAAATTACTCCATATTAGATAGATGAATCTATTTGTAAGTGTCTTACTAAGAAGTATTAATTCTTTTAATACATATATCAATACTATCGTAAAAAGAGAAATATACTAGGCATTACGCCTAGTATAAATCTTTATTTATCATATATAGATTTAGCTTTAGTAAGCTTAATAGTTTCTTTTCTAATATAAGTATCTAAATTCATATTAAATCTATTTAATATATTCATAATAATATTATGATACTTATCTGGTAATACATAAAATATATCATCATAGTTATTATCACTATGTGTATACTTATAATAAAATAAATATACTCTTACAAGAAAAGAGTTATTAATAGATTTAAAACAAAACCAAGTTAAGATAACTCTAAATAGCTCATTTATATCCGCGTCGATTTGCCGATTTCCGTGCTTATCTTGGTATACAACCCCATTTACTTGTACCCAATCTCCTTTATAAGAATTAATCTCATCAATAGGAAAATGAATAGATTTATCTTTATCATCTTTTACAACTCTAATATCAAGTCTTTCGTATAAATCATTACAATCATCAAAGTGTATAGCTTCAATATAATTTAAAAATCTTTTAAATAACTTAGAATCTTTAAATAATAATTTATATTCTTCTCTTGGTACTTTATAAGCAACTAACATAAAAATTACCTCCCTTTTATAATCTAAATATAAGTTAATTTTGTAACTCTCACAAACACGATTGTATAACGAGCTTTGTATATAAAGGAGATGATTTTATATGCAACTTATATCAAAAAATAATATTTACTACTCACCAAATAATACTTCATCTGAAATCGTATTTCAAGACGGAGCATTAAAGATTACAGCTGGAGCAATGAGAGAGATAGTAAATTCACTAGCAAAAAATGGATACGATTATACTTTAAATGAAGTAAAACATAATGTATCACAATCTGAACTTCTCGCAAAAGATATCGAACTTAGACACAATATGCTTGGAAAAAGAAATTAAAGGAGGATATAATATGCACTATATATCAATGATATATCCAAATACTGGATATCAAATATTATACTTTAATTTAATTAAATTATCTTTATTTTTCTATATAGGAGTATTTGTAGCTAAGAAATTAACTTTACTTGAAGGAGATAATGATAGTCCTTATATAGATAAACTTTTAAAGATACTTGATTGGTGGTTCTTCGCATCTCTTATAGGTTATATAATACTTAAGTGGGTGAATATATAATGGAAAAAATAGATTTATTCACAAGCTCAAATATAATAAGTACAAGAGCTAAAATGGATTTCAATTATAGATTTTATGTATCTATAATGGGAATTAAAATATCAGACAAACAAGTTTTATCGTATGTAAATGATAGAGATTTTGAAAATTATATGTATCCGAAAAGGGTATTGTCGGTACTTTTATTCGCAAAAGATTATTATGAAATATTATCAAAAGTAACACCCGATAAGCCTTTCGTTCCTGTAACTATGCAAATCAAAATAACTCCTGTACAAAAGGAGTTAGGTACTCAAGTTACAGCTTCTTTTTTAACTGGAGAATATACAGGAATGATAGATAAAACAAGAGTATCCGAAGATATACTTGTAGAGTCAAAACCAAATGCAAAATCTCATGTATCTTTAGGTAATTTATATAGACTCAATATAGCTTTATTTGATTTTGATGATTTGAACTTTGCAAAAGAAGGCACAATATCTGGAAACTTTGGAAGTGGTAAGAAAGTCGAAGATTTAATAAAGCACGCTTTTAATGTGTGTAAAGGTAAAAATAAATGTAAGCTTATGCTTGCAAAACCTGATAATAAAAATCCTTTAAAGAATTGTATAATATCATCGCAAGGATTTTTAGATTTCTTAAAGTTTATAGATACTGAGTATGGGGTTTATACATCTAAATATCATGTGTATTTAGAAAATGGTACTTGCTATATTCTAAATCCTGAAAAGACGGATACAGGAATGAATAAAGAAATAGAAGGTACTTTTGATGATAAGATAGATATACAAGTATTTAGAAATGTAAATTATCCAGTAAATCTATATGGTATTTCTTTAAAAGATGACCATTATAGTTATTCTGTATTTGGAAATAACTTAGTAGAAACTGATATATCAGTAGGAGCTATGATGAGACCTATTGAGCTTACAATAAACTCAAATGGAGCTATATCTAAATCTAAAGAATCTGAAAAGAAAAAAGAAACTATATCGCCCACAGTTAAAGTAAATGCTGGAAGAACAAGAGGAGTTACTAAAGAGAATAGAAACCCTAAATTTCAAGCAAAGATAATTTTAGATGATGTACCAGTTCATGTAATGCCATATACAGTTGTACACTATATGGCTGATTTGCAAGGTGATTGTATGGTGTCAAGAGTTACAAATATATTTACAAAGGGTAAATGTGTTACAGAGCTTTATATTAAATCATACGAACCTTTACTCGAATATAAAGTTCCTGATAGTCAAAAGGGAGCAAGTCCTGATAAAACAGCTAATCAACAACAATAGGAGGAATAAATTATGTTAAAAAATGAAAGATTTACTTTGCTTGTAGGAAGTAAGCAAGTAGAAGAAAGAAATGAGTATGCGTTTTCTGTTGTGTATGCAAATGATGAAAATGGTCTGCCAGCTTATATGTATACAGAAATGGAAGGATTACTTGCAAAGAATTTAAACTTACCAGAAAGAGCTGAAGAAGTTATAAGAAAGACTTTAGATGCAGCTATTGAGGGTACAGGAAAAGGAATAATATATATTACAGACTTTAATTATTCTAATGATTTAACTGTATCTAAATATGCACCTATAGTTTTAAATAAATTATCTGGAGCAACTATAATGGATAAGGAAGCTTATTCTAATAGAGAATGGGCTGATATATTAAAGGAGCTTCATATTAAAGATGTAACTGTCGTAAGAGATATGGCTACAATGATATACGGTACAAGAGATGCTGTGAGAATAGAGTTTGATGAAACTGGATGTAGACTTGCAAATCTTGAAGAAGATACACCATCAAAACTTACATATCTTAATTTACTTGCTAAATTCTTCAGAATAGCAAAAGATGCAATATTTGTATAAAAAAAAAAATAAAGAAGAATATACAACTAATTTATAATATAAATTTATTTAGAGGTATTAAATTCGGCAATGTGACACACACGGGTTGTATATTCTTCACAGTTATAATATATAATCATGTGTGTGGATTGTGTATATCAAACATTTATAGTAGGTAACTTCTGTAGTGCTTTAAATTCTTATAGTTTCTTAAAGAAGTTCCTCCTTTGATAATGTAGATATGTGAAGAAGTAATGTGGGGTTATCCCACATTATTTTCTTTATTTCACTAACACATATGTGATAAATAATGCGTAAATCTATTGACTATATTTTCGAAAGATGTTGTTCTATCCTTACTTAAATATTATTTTGATTGCTACAATATAGTCAATATTATCTCGGTTTTCCAAGAAAGAAATATACTCTCCCATTACGGGAGAGTATATTATCCGTTTACTAATTTTAATAAATCGTCTGAAACTTTTATTTCTCCACGACCTGCTGTATCTATTATTGATTCATAATCGTTAAATACGAATTTTTGTTCATATTCTCTGTAATCGTTATGTAGAAGCATATTTACATATATCTTTACATCAAACGATTTATGTATCATATCTTTGTCCATAAGTTTAACGAGTAACTCTTTACCATAAGATATACCAACTTTATCAGAAGATGTATATTTAGTGGCTTGTGATATATCGTTAGTTTCTCTTATAACTATAAAGAAAGCCTTTTTAAAACTTATATTATTTCTTACAAGCCAGTTTATAAACGAATGCCACTCATCAAGAAGTGGTATTAAAGATATAATAGTTTCGTTACCTTCAAAATATATAAGTTCGTGTACTTGATTTGTAAATACAATACCATTATCATCTGTATAAGTATCGTTTATTCTGTCAACTTCTATCTCTCCCGGTTTATCTATTACAACTCTAGGCTTCATAATAGGAGCATTAGGGTATCTATCTTTAGGTATAATCCAGTAAAGTCTAGGAGCATTAAATCTGACATTTAAAAGCCTGTGAACTATATAAGCTTCTATCACATAATCTTGCTCATTATCAGTTCTTAAATCCGATTGAGAGAATGATATAAGTATTTCCATAGGAATACGAATATGTATACGCTCAATTTGATTCATAAGTGCAAGTTCTCTTGATAGTTTAACTGGAGACCTCTCTTGCATATGCTTCATAACAGCATCTAAATCTTTCTTATCAAGTCCAAATGTTTCACACCATACATTAAATATAGTATCTGATAAAGGAAACTTAACTTCAGCAAATATTGAATATTCTTTTTCTTTTTCAAATAAAGTATCCCACGCTTTCTTAGCTGTAGTTTGAAGTGCATAAGTTTCTTCAACTATTGCGACATCACAGTTAAGCTCTGTGTCACTCCATTGAAGTGCTATTTCTAAATTCTTAGATAAATCAGTTTTATCGCTATTTTCAAATAATGTATCAGACACAAGTCTTGGGTCGAGATATTGTACTGGTGTTATAAGAGGAGATGAAGATAGTGCTCTTTCTGTAGGTTCATAATCAGCTACATAAGATAAACTCATTGTAGGATGAGTTCTCTCTAAGATACTTCTTGGGTGTCTACCTCTAAATTTATTTTGAGCAAATGCTTCAAGGTTTGTAACTATTGTATCATTTATCTTTCTTTGCATCATAAGTTCTAAGTAATATTTCATATAAGAATTAACTATATAAGCGACAGAGTCGTTAAATTCAGCAGTTTCAGTAAATATAAGAAATTCTTTTGTAATAGGTTCTGACATTTTAATACCTCCTTAAATTTCTAAAAAAATGTTCGTAAAGAGCCTGTTTTGAAACACCTTTATGTAGTGGGCTGAAAGGAGAGGATGCAAATGCTACAGTTTTTTAGTAGATTATTTAGTGGTGTTTTTGGATTGTTTGGAAAGAAAATGGACAACGATAAAGCTCGTAATGATAATGCTACTGAAGTGAAAAAAGCTGAAGTGGAAAGTTCTGATAAAGTTGTCAGAAGAAACAAATACTACATATTTATGATTATTATGGTCATAATCGTTTCAGAAGCATTTGGAGTAAGACTTGCTATACTTCGTTTCCTAAATATTGACCCGACATTAATAAACTTTGAAAAAATATTAAATGTTTTAATAGAAATATTATCTTCTGCCTTTGCTGGTTCTTAGGTAGGAGATAATAGCCCACTTATCTTATTAAAAGGAGGATAATATGAATCAGTTAAGAAATTTGAAATCGTGGATGATAGGTAGACAACAATATCGTCTAAATGTCAAGCCATTTAATATGTATACAAATGTATTTCCTTTAGTTGATAAACCGTATCAGTTCGATGCTGTTTTAGAAGATATACTTGTGAACTTCAATAAAATAGCTTTAGAGCAAACTTATGCTTTTTATCAACCAAGAATGCTTATGAAGAAAATAGCTAATATAACTATAAGACAAAAGTATAACTTTAATTCTATAAGACAAAGAATACAATCAAAATTTAAGTTTATCAAGAACTTTAAATTTGACTGGCATTTATTTAGAAACTACAACTTTATTACAAACTCAGAAGGTATGATGAGTGTAATAAGAGATAAGTTACCTATGAAGAATGATGAAAGATTTTTATCATTTATGGATAGTATCTTTGATGAGATTAAATCTTATGAAACTTATAATCAAAGATACATACTTGTACCTTTAGATTATGTAAAGATACCTTTATCTAAAGGTAAGTACACTTCATTTATCTATAAAGATAGAACTCAATCTATGGCTGCACTTTTACTTTGCTATCTAAAACTATTCCCACAAAAGTTTATAGAAAATATGAAGGCTTCTAAAGCTAATATAATATTTTATACTAAAAATGGTATATTTAGATTATCAGCTCTTGATGTTGAAGAAACTGTAATAGTTGGATATGCTGAAGGTATAAGATTTGAGAAAAGAGAAATCAGAAGATTATATGGTGAATGTCAAAACCCAGCAATAGCTGATGTATTTAATACTTTATATTCTGAGGCTTATACTGTTAAAGAAGATAAGCTTATAGACGCAACTTTAGTTGCACTTCGTAAACTTCGTGGAGAAGGCTTCCTTGCCGAAGATATGATAGATGATGATGAAAAGTATTATGGTGATAATGAGCAAGACTTACACGGTCTTGATAGACAAGAAGACTTAGATATACAAGAGAAAGTAAATCAAAGAGACGAAGATTTAGCAAACGCTATAGGGGATGCTATAAAGGATGACGAAGTAGACCAAGCTGAAACTGAAGAGATACTTCGTATAATATCACCAGCCTTTGATAAGAAGAAAGATAAAGTAGTTGTAGGAACTGATGAAAATGGACAGCTTGATACTATGAGAGTTCGTGAGCTTAAAACTACTAAGCAAAATGCTGAAAATATTAAAGACCGAGTTGCGTCAAGAGTTGCAGCTAAGCTAACTGATGAGAAGTCAACTGATGAAGAAGTTGAACTTGCAGAGTCTATCGGAAGGTCTATAGTTGGTTCTAAGGTTAAAGCTGATGAGATAGTATCTCATGTAAAGAAGATGAAAGATTTAAAACTTTCAAGAACTAAAGTTTACAACGCAAAAGAAAAGAGATACTTGTCTAAGATAAAACAAAGTGAAACTGTAGAAGATGAACTTAAGTCAGTTGAAAGTTTACAATTAGATTCTACAACATTTGGAGAAGTGGAAGCTTTAGATGATTTAGCTGAAAATAAGTTTGTGAATTTCAATAAAACTTATAGAGAAAAGGTAAGAGAAAAAGATATTAAATCTGTAGTCAATCATTTCTCTAAAGTTAAAGATTTTCCTATGTATTCTCAAGGTACTAAGGAAGAAGATGCGTCTGATAAGTTTAATGCGAGAACTTTACTTAAAATGCCTTTCCGTGACCCTGAAGGTAAGCAGCATAATATATCAGTATATTTACCTAAAATAGTAAATGGAAATAAGATGCTTATAAATGGTACTTGGCTTGAAATGCAAAATCAAAGAATAGTAAAACCTGTGGTTAAATTTGGAGATAGTGTTATGATGAGTTTTAACTACAATAAAGCATTTATGGAGTTATCTGGAAAGTATATCACAAGATATGAAAGCTTATATGCTAGATGGTATGCTAAACTTGAAAAAGAAAAGATGCTTGATAAAGTTAAATATACTAAGTTTGGTAGAGTTGAAGAAAAAGATGATATATCAAAAACTATAGAGTTTGATAGAATATCTAAAATTATAAAAGCTATTTATAAAGATGATAAGAATTACATCTTCTTTTCGTCAGAAGATGCTAAAAAGGTATTTGCTGATGATTATGATACTAAAGAGTATCAAACTGTAGGTATGCTTGATGGTAAACCTATACATCTTTTAAAGGCTCTTGATATGATAGAATCTCCTGATAAGACAAAGGTAGAATCGTCATCTATTGGAGATTTTGTGAGAGCATTCTTAGATTATGTAGGAGAAATTAAAGAAACCTTAGATGTATTAAATGGTATAAATAAAGATAGTTCTGTATCTTATTCTATAATGAAGATAATGTCAAGAAAGATACCTACCATACTTATACTATCTTACACAAATGGACTAGATGAAGTGCTAGAGCGAACTGGTGTTGATTATGAGCTTATATTTGATAAGAAACCTAGAATAGATGTATTACATGAAGATATAATAGCTTTCAAAGATTGCTATTTAAAATATTCAACTAATAGTATTGAGCATTTAGTTTTATTTTCTGGTCTTAACGGTTATGATTTAACTCCATATACATTTGCTGATTTCTGTGACCCTAATAAAGGAATAGTTGCTGAAATTATAGCTTCTATCGGAAACGGTAACTTACCACTATATATCACTTCATTTGAAATGCTATTTGTAGACCCTATAAATAAAGATGTACTTGAACATTATAACTTACCTACAACTTTTATAGACGTACTTTTATATGCTAATATGCTACTTGCTACAGATATAAAGCAAAGAGATAGTGATATGAGACTTTATAGAATTAGAAATGAAGAGATAATTCCAGCTGTTGCTTATAAGGTTTTAGCTGACGCTTATGCTGATTATCATATAGCAAAGAAAAGAGGTTCTACAGTTGCTAAATTTGAAGTACCTAAAGATGCTATAATGAAAGCTATATTTGAGCAAGCTAATGTTCAAACATATTCAGTTGTAAATCCTATGGTATCAGCAGATAGTGCGACTAAGATGACAACTAAGGGACTTTCAGGACTTAACCTTGATAGAGGTTATACTTTGGAGAAAAGACTTGTTGACCCAAGTTCTGCTGGTACAAGAGCTATGCCTTCAGTTTACTCAGGTGGAGTAGGAATAGTACAAAGAACTTCTATAGACCCTAATATAGTTTCACCCCGTGGATACTTAGTTGTAGAAGAAAATGAAGATGAAGTTAATAAGTTATCAGCAAAGCAAATGCTGTCGCCAACTGAGCTTATGACACCGGGTACAACCAATAAAGATGACTCTCAAAGAGTATATATGAATATGCAACAAAAAGGACATATGCAAGGAATTATGCACCCGTCTATTAATAATGTATCTAATGGATATGATGAAATGATAGGGCACCAAGCACAAGAATTTTGTCACTATATGGCAAAAGATGGAGTAGTTACTGATATAACAGAAGACTTTGTATTTGTTAAATATAATGACGGTACAGACGATGCTTTCCGTTTATCAAATACAGAAAGACACAGTGCTAAGGCTAAATATATAGCAAATGATATGACACTTATGAAGAATATCAAAAAGGGTGTAAGACTTAAAGCTCAAGACCCTATAGCTTATAATTCATATATGTTTAAAGAGTTTGATGGTAAACCTATAATGTGTACAGGAACTCATTTGTATGTCGCTATGATGAGTATGCCTGAAGATTATGAAGATGCTACAGTTCTATCAGATTCAGCAACAGAAAAACTTGCTTCTTGGGTATCAAAACCGAAGACTATAGTTGTATCTAAAGATACTATAATAGATAAAGCTGTAACTGATATTCGTGGTGGAGTATCAGCAAATGATGTACTATTTTCATATATGCTTATGAGTAGTGATAGTGCTTTAAATGAGATACTCGGAAATAATATAGCGTCTATTGATAAGAGCTTACTTATGGAAAAGAAAGCTGGAGTATCTGGTGTTATACATGAAATAAATGTATATTACTCTTGCGATAAATCAACTATGTCAGCCTCTTTAAGAAAGTTCGTAGATGCTGTTGAGCAAACATATAAACAAAGAGGAGAAGGAAAACTTCGTGAATTAAATGTAGATAGATTTAAGAAAGAATTTTTAGATAGAACTCCTACAAGAACTATGGAAGGAACTAAGGTTGCAAATAAGAAGATAAGAAAAGATGATGTTATAATAGAATACATTATTCGTTCTTATTCTAAAGTATCGCACGCTGATAAGGTTACATACTTTAATGCACTTAAAGGAGAAACTTCTAAAATACTTCCAGATAATAAAATGCCAGTAGGAGTTGAGACTGGTATAAGAGTTGACGCTATAATGTCTCCTATATCTCCAGCAAAAAGAAAGGTTATGTCTATAATAGAAGCTGGTTGTTTAGAAAGACTTATATATGAACTATTAGAAGATTGTAAAAAGGAGTTAGGTATTAAGTAACATATAATGTAGATGTACTTAGGTACACAAAAATTCCAACTTAAAATTTTCGTACGTGTCGTTTAAAACTAAAATTGCTAAAACTAAAAAATTTCATAATTTTGACTTCTTAGAGATTAATTGTAAAAAAAAAATATATCCTGCCAACGAGGGCAGGATATATTCTTATCTTATTATATCTTTTATAAGTGTATCTATTATTTCCATATTATCTTTATTAGAGATAAGTTTTACATAATATCTATCGTCTAAATTCTTTAAAATATAATCTTTCTTAAAAGAATGAAGATATTTATATACTTCCACTTGAAGTGAAAACTCAGCCATTCTCATAGCTTTCTTAATAACTTCAAACCATATACTGTCTGTATCTCCAAGTCCTCTTTGAAAGAAGTTTCCAGATAACGAATCATAATAAAATACTATTTTTCCTATGTTCCAAGTACAAGTAGATTTTCTTTTACAGACAAATTCTATATACTTAGATAGCTTGGTATTTAAAAGCTCTGATGATACCCATACAGCGTCGTGTACCACTTCTATTATATCTTTATCATCTATATTATTAATGCTCTTAAAACGAAGTACACAGCGTTTAACGAAGTCTCTGTATTCTTGAGAAAGACCTTCTCTGTCTCTCATCATTTTACCTACAAAGACTTGACGCTCCATTCTAGGAGCATCATATAGTCTTTTATAAGTATCATCATCTATTATATTTAGAGTTCTTAAAACTGATATATTACACTTTCTTATATCATATTCATAAGCTTCTAGTTTCCTAAACATAATAAACTCCTTTTAATCAATATCATCCATATCTACAATCTTTATACTATCAAAGTCATATTCATCATTTAGAAGCTTTTCTACATCAACTTGCATAGTCTCAGCTATCTTGAAGATATGTTTTACTTCATCTTGTGGAAGTAATCTTTTTATTGTATCTTTGAAATCTTGAGCTATATTATCTTCACAATCTCCATCGTATAATACATGAAATATCATAGTAGCGACTTCTCTTGGATGTTCAGTTATAGCTACATTAATATTATGAAGTAATGTGAAATTAAGCTCTTCATCTTTTAGTATATCAACAAATGACGATATTCTATCAGAATAAGTTACATTCTCTTCTAAATCCGATTTCATAAGGATTGATTCAAATACAACTATAGATTTGTCATCTTCTATTGCACCTACATATACTATAGGTCTTTTAATAAGAAGTGATAAAAGAGATATTTTATCAAGTTTATCTTTCTCTTTTTGTATTGCTTGTATATGCTCTATGAGCTCTTTATTAGACTTATAATCAAGTCCTCTTAATCTTTTAAGAAGCATTACCTTCTCCTCCTTTTCTTAGTTTTTTATACATTGCTCCTATATCTAAATGCTCACAAATAGCATCTATTTCCTTTTCTAAATAATATTCAAGCTCACCTGCTATATTAGGGTACATATCTTCAACTTCACAAAACTTATCATAAATCAAAGTTTGTAAATCGTTAAAACGCTCTATGATACTTCCACCAACTCTCGCTACTCTTTGCTCTATAGCATATATAGAAAGTGGTACAAAATACATATCAGTTCCACCTATATAATCTATAAAGGTTTCTATATTCATAAACTCTAGTATCTTCCATAAATCAATAGTAGCGTGCATATAAGCTTTAAAATGTATTTGTGAAGATATAGGGAAAGATGCTAAGAAATAGACATCTTTCATAGCACCTTTCATCATCTTAATATCAAGTTTTGTAATTATGTTCCCGGTCCAAGTTTTCTTAACATCTAAGTTCATTCTTTATCCTTCTTTCTTAAGAACTCTACCTTTTGGTCTTGTAAAACCATATGAGTTGTAACTACTTGGTCATTAACTCCACCATATCTTCCATTTAAACTTCTGTCCCACCAAAGTGAGTGCTTTCTTGGACTACATACAATTTTAACTCTCCATCTTGTATCTTCATCTACACCATAGACAGATATAGTATCTCCATCAAAGTCAGCTTGGAAGAGGGCTATAAGAATTGGATTTAGAAAGATTATATTACCTTCACATAAATCAACTATTTCTACAACCATAATACCAGATTCGTGTATTGTAGGTGGTCTATTTATATGAATATAGAATTCTCCTCTGTGTTCTTTACAAATCTTACGAAGAAGTTTCTTTTGGTCCTTATTTAACTTAAAATCAGGGTCACAAATCTTTTCAGACTCTTCTACACTCATATTATATTCTTCTTGTAATATCTTTATAAGTATAGGCTTCTCGAGGGTTCTAAATATATCATAACCTACTCTTGTCTGAGTTCCATCTCCAACTTTTAAGTGATTATCAGGTTCTATCAAAACTCTTGCTGAGTAGTTATTTCTAGTTGAGTATATCTCACCCTTTATAGTTTTCTTCTTATCAGCTGCAAGCTCTTCTACAAGCTTTTCATATACTTTCTCACCATCAGTTAAATAAGCCTTTCCTATATATCCTCTTGTCTCAGGACCATCAGGAACTACTTGTGGGTACTTAGTTAAAGATATGATATTTGTATATAGTACCGATAACTTATCTGCTTGTATTATCGGCACATCACCATTAGGCACTATCATGAATCTTCTAAGTCTTCTTGTGGATACAGGAAAGCAAGATGTAAACAGCTCTTCTTTATGAGCTAAAAGAAATCTTTGTGTTGATTTTTGTTTTACATGCTCTTCTATTATTTCTTCCCATCTATTATATAGATTGTAACTATCATCTATTCTAAATGGTTCTTTTCCTTCCTTTAACTTATCAAACTTATTACCATCTTTTTTAGCGGCTCCTGATAATGCCTTACGAAGAAAGTAAATACCAGCAGGTGTTAGCATTTTAGTTGGAAGTCTTATCCAACCCATAGTAGATAAAGGAAAGAATTTTCTCTCTACAGTCGTACCACAATTTATACAATACTCACCAATATTATCACTACCTATCTTAGCTCCACATTTACATTGATAAGTATAAGCTTGAGCCTCAGGTGGCTCATATCTTTGTGGTCCAAATCTTCTTGCTGAGTATATGGTATCTCTCATAATAAGCTCAGTCTTTCCACCTTCTTCTATGGAAAGTTTAAGCATATCAAAGGAAGTATCTATCATAAAATGCTTACCTTCTGATACCATCTTTTCTCTGTACTTGTCAAGATTGACAAGTTTAAAGTAAATCCCAGTTTCTGCGTTTTCCAATAATTTATATTTTTTCATGTTCTCCTCCTTCGGATATTTTGAATTACTAATAGTTAGTTAGTGAATATCCAAGATTATAATATATAATCAAGGACAAGAGTTATGGTTGGGAAACCCCAACCATAATCCTATATCTTTATTCTATTGAAGATGAATTTTCTAGGTCAAAGTAAAAGGTAGTGTTAAACCTAGAAAGGTAATATCATCACGATGTTTAGTGATTTTGTGGTGGGAAACCCCACCACAATCTATATACATAAAATTAAAGGAAAAAAAAAAGTGAAAAGTAAAATACCCTAGAATTTTGTTAGATAGCGAATTTACCTTCTTCTTCAGTTTCTTTAAGTTTAAGAGTTGATACGTCCTTTTCAGCATCTCCCATAACAGCTATATCATTTACTCTTATATCTACAAGATTATCCATAAGCTTATCTTCATCAGAAACCTTTTGTGATAAGTCTTTCTTTGAGTATTCTATTATCTTCTTCATCTCAGCAAGTCTTGCTTCTAGTGAATATTTAGACACAAGTACCATATAGATAAGCCATCTTACAAGTCCACATATTTTATATGCAAGTTTTGCAACTCCAAGCTTAAATAAGAAAGCCACATCTTGAAGCGATACTTCAGAATACAAATGAATATTATTAGCTATATTTTTAGAATACTCATCTATAGCTTCAGCTTTTAGCTCTATTCCAGCTCCTGATATTAGTTTCTTAATATCTTTATCATCTATGATATCTTCAGTTCTTCTAAATAGGTCTTTCCATCCAGCTGTCTTTTCTATATAAGTATCCATATCAACTTTAGCGTCGTGTTGAACTGCTACATAAGTTATAGCAAGAGCACAAGATTCAACTATTAAGCTCATTACAAGTCCTCTGTAAACAGTTTTAGCAAATATAGAGAAATCCTTTTTATAAGACTTAGCAAATGCTTGAGCATTGTCTTCTAATATTTCAAGAAGTTGCTTAGTCTCAGATAAATACTTAGATTTTTTAACTGCTTCAGTATATAAAGTACAAGCATTTAGAATATCAACTATATCTCCATATGCTTTTAACTTTTTAATATCCCCTTGAGAAGCATCTATCATCTTGATAGCTTCATTATACTGAGTAAGTGAAGCTCCCATTTTTCTTATATTTGCTGGGTCTATTCCTTCTCCCACCATAAAAGCAAGATGTCCTATTTGAAAGTCTTTAAGTTGTGGGTCTTCAGCTTCAGTATATAATTTGTATATTTTACCTCTTAAACTTGGGTCTGAATATTCATCCATAACCCCTTTCAGTTCTATATCTATCATACCCATAATTAACCTCCAATCTTAATAAGTTCTTTTAATTTTCTTTCAACCTTAGTTGTATTTCTTTCAATATCATCTAAAGTTAAAGTTTTATACATAGCATCTCCATCTTTCATTACCTTTACAACATTTGTACCAGTATTAACTTCATAGAAAGCAAATGCGAAGAAACTTTCCATTAAAGCTTTTATTTGTCTTTCATTTTCAGTATCTATCATATATCTTTCTTTGATTCTATCTGCAACTTCATCAGATATTACAAATGTGGTAAATGGGAATGACCTTACGAATATATCTCTTTTTCTATTCATAAGCTCTAAAGTTTTCCAAAGTTTATTAGAAGTAGCTTGAGATTTAGCTTCAACTCTTAATCTATCCATTTCAAGTAAGAAATCTCCCATAAACGATATTTCTCCTTTTGATAACTTTATAAAGTTTTTAAAGAATCTATTTGAGTCAAAGTTTCCTATTCTTGTTACAAATTCATCTACATCGACAAATCTTATAACACCTTCAAATCCTAGCTGAACTTTTACAGTTTTAACTTCTCCAGATTTGTTAGTTCCAGCATTTGCTATATATGGAACTTCAACTTGAATGAAAGTAGGACCTGAACCTTTATCTCTCATTATTTGAACTCCATCAGCTTCTCCATAATAATTAACTTTTTGTAATCTATTTCCAGCTCTTCTTAATGCTTCAGCGTATACTCCAGTAGTGTCATCACCATTTTCACTTTGTCCATTTAAAGCAAGACCTGTTATATAAGCTGCATCTCCTGAAGCTCTATTATCTGTAATACCAGCATTCATTCTAGTAAATGGAAGTGAGCTCATAATAGCTGTCATAGAAAGTTCAGATGTATTACGAGTTACTTCACCTTCTATAAAGTTTTTGGTAGCCATACCAAGTAGAGTTTCTATATCTTTTGCTATATCAGAAGCTGTAGCTTGAGGTATGTCTGAGCTTACTATAACTGGGAATGTAATTACATTATTATTACCAGAATTGATAAGGGATTCTTTACCTGTTGCTAAAGTTTTAGATACATAACGCATTCTAGCTTGAACTAAACTTGCGATTATATTCGCAAAATAAGTAGTTATATCCATTTATCTTAAACCTCCTTTTATTTATTTAAAACTATATAATTTGTTCGTAAATACAAAAAATATGGGGATAAACCCCATATTTAACTAAATAATTTAAGTCTAAACTCTGCAAATTCTTTCTTTAAATTCTCATCTTTGTTTACAACTTTAGCTATAAACTCAGACGGATATAAGTATTTAAAATCATCATAATTAAATACTTCATCTTTTCCAGAAAGTAAATTTGAGATATTATTTTCTATATACTCAGCTGTCTTCTTCTCTCCATATCCTTTAAGTCCATTCCACCCATGAAGTGGTATACCGTGCATACACACATAATAAGGATAAAGTCCATATGGGATAGTAGTAGGAAATCTATATTTAGCATTTCTTCTTTTGGTTGATACATTAAACATAGGGTCAACATCAGCTCTATATATAAATGTACCATCCCACATAGTTCCCCCGTATCCTGCAAGTTGAAGCATAACAAGACTTCTTGAAAATATAAGTACATCTTTGTAGAATGTAGTTAGTACAAATGCTGCAACTGACGGTTCAAATTTACCACAGTTTATAAGTTTTATATTTGATGTCTTTGCTATATCCTCTAGCTTTTTAATATACATCATTATAATATCATCAGATAGAGCTGGACGCTTATCATAGAAGAAATCAAGATAAGCGTCTCCTAAATGCTCTTTAAGATAAGTCTTATTATCTTTAGTATTATACAAAATGTATATCTTTTTATCTAGGTTTTCTGATATAAAATCTCTTATAACATTTGTAACTTCTGATAAGAACTTAGAAACACCATAAGTTTCTATACCTTGCATTCTACAAATAGTATTAAGTGCTGAGTTGAAATCAAGTATCGCACAAGTTATATGTCCGGGTTTTATTCCACCCCAGTTGATACTGAATAAATCTGATATTCTTTTTATACATATCTCGGCAGGGATTTTGTGTTCCTTCATTCTTATCACCTCCTTATGCTAATTCTTTATATACTTCATTTATGTAGTTTTCAACCCTTTTCATATCTATTTCTCCCTCTGAGCGAATTTCTATGTATTCGAGTAAGTATGCTTTACTTCTTCTTATATACAGAGCTTCGAATATCTCATCTATTGTATCTACCATAAAATATAGAATATCCGAAACCGATGATGATATACAAAGGTCATTAAGTACATCTACTATAATATCAGAATTTATACAAGATGCCAGATACTCTTTCTTTGTAATACCTTCATCTTCCATATTATGTCTTTCATACATTATTGCTATTGCTGTTGCAAATGCAAGTGTTACAAGAGTACACACTGTATTTCTATTGTAATTATTATCTCCAATATATATTGCTCTATCTGATGTCATAAGTTTATAAGCGTACTCATCAGCTTCAACTACATTTGGAAAATACATTTCTTTATACTCTTCCCAAGTATATTTGATATAATATGGTGAGTATCTATTTCCAAAACTTCTACCATACAGTAAGTCCGATTCTACAAATCTTGCACCACAAAGTATGTCATTATATAGCATATATTGAATAGATGTAGTATCATCATATTCAGTTAATATTTCTTCTAAATCGTGTGACATTGCATCTTCTGCTATTATATCAAGAAGTCTTCTTTGTATATCTAAACTTCTTATTTGTAACTTCTTATCTACATTGTGATTCACTTCATTAAGGTAATATCTAAAGTCTTTAATATCTTCCATTGTAAGAGGTAGACCACCTTCAAATATACCACGCCTTTTTTCAAATGTCTCATCATTAAATCTCTTTATTATCTTATTAAGTCTTTCTGTGTCATTATGAAAGTAATACTCAAGTACATCCACTATATCTATCCTATTTCTCACATAATCCTTTACAATTCTATTTACTTTACTTTCCACTTTTTCTTTATTTAATCTCATTTTTAATAAGCCCCCTTAATATATAATCTATGAGAATTATCATAATATCTTTAGGATACATCATATAAGCATTCTCATTAAGTATATTATATATACTCATAACTTTGACTTTTACAGGTACCCTATCTTCCCCTTGGCTATATATTAGTTTATCACGATAAGCCTTTCCTAAAATAAGCATAAGCATATCATCACATATTCTATAGACTTTCTGAAGTTCTTGATATACAGAAGATACAGGACAGTTAATCCCTGCTATATATCTTTCTTTAGTTTCACTGTCCCATACTGTAACTATTAAATTATCTTCTTTATTATATAGAATATTTTGACTTCTTATAAGTTTTGTAAGTTTTGCTCTCATAAGATTTGTATGCTTTTCTATTTCTCTTTCAAAATATCCATCTTCTAGCATCTTTAGATAAATATGATTTGGTATAAAACTGTCATCAATATTAAGTCTCATATTATCACTCATCCAATTTTATTCTCATAAAACCATTCTTTACAAATAGACAACCCACATAGATAATGACAGCTATAGTGTATTTCATCTCATCTGTAAAAGTATCTGTATCAAATTCATGAAATAGTGTTATAAGATAAGTTGAGACAGTACTATTCTTCAGAGTATTATACTTACTTTTGTCTATTTCATATTCATAGTCTATTATATCTTCAAGTCTCCATTCTGTCATATAAGTTATTATAAGATGAGATAGATAAATTGTAAGTCTATCATCATCTATATTATTATCCTTTACATTTAAGAATAAGTCTGAGAATATTTCTTCAAATACTCTATAGAATAATTTATATGTAGCTTGTGAATTTGAAGATTTAACTTTATGAAATATAGATAAATCCAAATGCTCAAAATATTCATCATAGCCGAAGTCTTTAAATAGAATTGACTCAGCTGAGCTTTCTATATCCTTTTGCTCATCTGCCGTAAACTGAGCATCTCCTATATCAACCAATACTTTCTCTTGTATTTCTTTTGCAACTTCATCAGAATACTCATCTTCCCATATATATCCACTTTCATCTAAAACTAAGAAATGCTTAACACCTTCAGTTTTATCTCCAGCATCTATTATAGCTCTTCTTACTTCATAAGGATTTATAATATCGTATATATTAGATACACCAAACTTATCTTTTATGTAACCTTGTATATCGCTGTATATTCCATTTTCCTCGTGTAAGTTTCCATACTTTATCAGACTTCTTACCATTCTTTGTCTAGGTATTACAGGAATATCAAGTCTCATATTATAATCCTCCTTTCTAAGTAATTCTTAAACATCATACAAATGCAAACAAGAGCTACACTTATATCATCTTCACCTCTATAGTTATATAGAAATGCCATACCTAGTTCATCTTTTGTTATACATTCTGTAATAGATTTTGGATAACTATAAACATAGTCATTTTCTAATTCTTGAAATTGCTTAAATTCTGGAAATGTATCGGTATACATCTTTATTATATCCCATACTACCTCATCAGCTATCACAAATAGCATAGTTGAAATGTAATCTGTAAGTATAGTATATGGTGCATATCTCACAGCATCTAGCTCTTCCTGATGAGATAAGTCTTTAAATAAATCTACAAATGTGTCATAGCAAACTTCTAGGAATGTAGATAAATCATCAGCATTTCCTATCCTTACTGTCATATCAGCACATATATCAGCATCTGACATTATTGTATGTACACTATCAGGAATAGTAAGTTCTCCATAATTTATATCCATAATCTTACCCCCGAAGTCGTGGGGGTCTACTTCCTTACCATCAAATATAAATTCTTCAACACTTATTTCTTCTGGTAAGAAGTATCCATTCATTTTAAGATTTTCTCTATAGTCTTCATAGAAAGTATCTATATCGTCATAGTTATAATACACATCAGCGTGACCGTAATTTGCCATAGAGTAAATACATAACTTAACTATTTTTGAAAGTTCTGTATTTTTAAGATTTGTAATATTACTATCATCTAAAATAGAGTCTATAATAGAATCATAATCTTTTGATATAGCATCTATTGCTTCCCAAGCTTTTCCTTGTCTTAAAGACCTCATATATGAATTACCTTTCACAGATAGAATTCTTTTCCCTAAATTCATTTTCACTCACTCCTATTACATAATTTAAAACTCCAGCAATCGCATTCTTCAGTATCACTTCCATTCTTTCACTATCAGTATTCGTTCTATTAAATCTTATATATGGATTTAATACTACAAAGTCATAATATGCGAACATATGCTCCATATGAAACTTAAGCTTTTGAAGTATTATATTAGGATAGCACATCACATACATATCCCATACAAATGATTGCTCCTTACCTCTTAAGTTATAGATAAAACGAATAAAATATTCTATTAAGAAATCTATAAACTTATTTACATTTGTAACCCCAAATATTATAACATCACCATCAAATAGAGGTATCTCACGAAGTTTTAGCTTATTTATAACTTTTTTTGAATCTATCATTTCATAGAAATTTCTTATAAATGTATCATAAAAGTATGCTACACTATATAGTCTTCCTCTATAAAGAAAAGCTATATTTGGGTCTAACTCTACCATTGAATTCTCTATTCTCAACCTCTTTATTTGCTCCTTTAAAGATAACTTTACAATTTGCATTATTATCTCCTTTCATTTGAATTGGAACTTTAGTTAATATCTTCTTAACTGTCTTTGCTATTGTAACTACTATAAGATTATACAGTATATCTACAGATAAAGATTGAAATAACTCCTCTCTTATTCTTACCATACATTCGGAGACTATATCATCTTTTGTATATCCTTTAAAAGTAGTATCCATTTGTATTTTCTCGTAATCTGGAATATAATTTATAAGAGGTTCTACATGTCTTTCCCTCTTACCTAAAAAGAACTCTTTTCCTCTTTCTATAAATCTTGAACCTACTTCATATAAACTCTTTATTGCTGTAACTATTGCCATAGCTTTTGAAATCATCTTGTGTCACTCCTTACATTATAAAGTCAAAAAAGAATGGTGTGGGAAACCCCACACCAAAATTTTATTATCTTACTTCTCTGTAGTTCTTGTTTACAAACTCTACTGTGTATCCATCTCTTCTATTGAAAGATATAGCTACTGCATATTGAGAATTTCTATTTAAGATATCATCTTTATTTATGCAGTTATTTAAAAGCTCACAAGCAGTTAGAGTTACGACTGTTGCTGTATCTAAGAATACATCAGATTGTCCACCAGCTCTATCTACTATGTGAGGTACACAGTATTTATTATTAAAGTTTTGTAAGCTAGGTTTTTCTTGATTGATTCCAATAGCTATTAAGTTAATATCATCTATTGGAGCTTTCAAGTATTTTGTATCTACTGTAATTACAGGCACAGTATTTAGATACGAACTATCTTCACCGTAAGCTACAATCTTCTTAACTATAGATTCCATATTCTTTCTGTCATTTTCATCTACAGTTTGTAGCTCTCTTTCAGGTGAGAATTCCTTTAAGTTAATATCGAATGGAGTTTTGATTTCTCCTTGTAAAAATGCTGCTAAGTCTCCTAATCTCACATTAACTCTTAACGCTATTATGTCTGCCTTTCTTCCTTCCATTCTTCTTATTCCTCCTAATTTATTATTATTTTGATGTGCATTTGCTCTTTCAATGTTTTCTTTAACTGCTGCTTTTGTTTCTCTTACAGTTTCAAACATCTTTGGTTCTGAAGCTTTTGTTTTCACTTCAGGTTCTTTCTTTTCTTGATTAAATCCAACTTCAGTTTTTGCTTCTGTTACAGGTGGTGTATATGCTTTATCTTCCATAAACTTTCCACCTTCTCTGATTTCTTCTTTTACTTCAGTAGTAGTTTCATCAACTCTTACTTTTCCAAAAGTAGTAGGAGTTTCTTCTACCTTAGCATCCTCTGTAACTACTTCTTTTGCTCCATCACTAAATTCTCCCAGTTTGTTAAACTTTCCGAATTTTCCAAATTTGTCGCTCATAATTTTTCCTCCTTAAAATGTTATTAATTGTATTGCTACACCTATATAATATATAGGTCAATTTTTGAATTATGCTTCTTCTGATATTATATCATCATAAGTATCAGCATCATCATATTTAATGGGAACGAGTTTTGATACCTTTTCGATATCAAAATTCAAATATGGGATATAGACATATGAAGGGTCGGCAAGTGCCTTAGCCTCCATATACGAACTATGCAGGTGTTCGCAAATCTTTAAATCTTTCATTACTTTTAGCTCATTTATAAATATAGGGTCATAGATAGGTTCGTGTATTTCAAACCTTCCTGAAGTCATATACATAAGTCTAGGTATTCTATATTCCAATTCCCCTATTTCCACTATATCTTTAAATACAGTTATAAAGCTTTCATCTCTTGCTTCTACAAGTTCATAAGTCTTTTTAATCTCAGCAAGGAAAGGCTCAAGTATCTTCATACAAATTTTAAATATCTCAGCCTCATCTTCACATACTTGATAAGCACTCATAAGATTTCTTATATCTACAATACATCTCATTTGAGATATTTTATCTAAATCCTGTAAAGTAAAGCTTATAGAATCATATGCAAGTTTTACCATCTCAGCATTTGTCATAGTTAAATCCCTAAGCGGATTGTAGTCTTCTGAATCATAATCAACATTATCATCTTCATATCCCATAACTTCATCTATTATCTCTCTATAATATTCTATTAAATCTTTATAGTTAGGATTTATAGATTTTATAATAATAGAGGATAAGTTATCTATAAGATATGAGAAGTTATATTTAGTTGTAAGCTCTCTTATATAATGTCTACCTGTATCTTTATCTAAAGTCAAGATAAGCCTTTCAACTCTATCAAGCATATTTATTATATCCATAGATGTAATAATATAAGGTACTATTTCAAACCCTTGTGCTCTCATATGTTTAATAGCTATATCACAAAGCTCAATAACATCTTTTCTATATTCAAGAGCACTATCATCAGACAAGTTATTTATTATATTTCCAACTATTTCCGTAAGTCCTGATGAGTGTCTATATTCTTCCTTTAGTTCTTCCAGTAGGTATCTTTGCTTATCAGCTGAAGCTCCGTTAAAAGAACTGGGAAATCTTTTTAAAGTTAAATAAAGTATTCCCGCATTATCTTCATAAGATAATATTTCATCAGTTGTAAATTCATCAAGTATTTGGTCTACTACATTAGGTGCATGAGTTATAGCATATAGATTTGATAGTGCCATATACTTAGTCTCTCTTGCACTCGCTTCAAAACTTATCATAATTTTGCCATCTCCTTTTATACTTTTCTTAGATTATTAAAAGCGTATATCATTGCATTTATTCCATCATCTGTAAGAAGCTTAATAATTTTATCAGGTTTAAATTCATAAGCTCTTTTACAGTTATTTACTATACATATTATAAACCATAAATCTGTAGTCTTATAGACATCATAAGATAGAAGCTTAGGTGAGTGAGTATACTTATTAATTTCAGTTTCTGTAAGCTCAACATCCTTTACATCTATATATTGAGGTAGTACATCAGTTATTAAAGCATTATTCATATCAGCAAATCTAAATGTATCTATTCTCATATTATCTTCTTGCGTCTTTATATAAGAAGCTAGAGTTTCAGGTCTTATATTCTTATTAAGCATTATAAAGCCTCCTTATATATTTTAAACTTATTATCGACTCTATTACTTCTGAAACGAAGTATAGACACTCCTTTGGAATGCGTGAATTTAAGATATAGAAGTTTTATACTATGTCTTTCTTCTTCTAAGAATTCTAGTTTTGTAATAATAGTTTTTCTAAGCTTTTTAAGTTCACTCTCCCCATCTTCTAAATAAACAAGATATGATTTTTCATATTCAAAATGCCAGTAACCTAAATCGGTTTTTATACATAATATATCATTTATAGTAAAAGGTACATTTTCTTTACATCTTTTAAAATACAATCTTTCTATTCTTTCCATATACATAGAAGTATTAATCATATTCAACTACACCACCAATCGGTACTTTATGTGGTATATGCCATATAAGTAAATTCCTTGTATCTCCGTCTAAGAAGATACCAAACATCAAATCCCCCACATTTACAGTTACATCATTTAATTTATAATAATGTACTTTTTCAAAATGAGATTTTCCTGTATGTTTATGGAAGTGGTCAGCCCCAGTTGGTATCTCAGGTCCCGGTGGAATAGACGCGTACTTTTCTTCTATAAAGTAATCAGCTTTTTCGCTATCTATATCCCCGTCGTGAGATACTCTATAATCAGTAGCATTCTTACCTTTGATTTCAATTTTAGCATCTCCATTATCAGCACCAAGTCCAAGTATTGGAACTCTTACATAAAAATAAGGGTCAGTTATCTTTCCAGCTTTAGTTGCATAGCAAGATACCGCTCCTTGTGGTATATTTACATTCATTAGTTAAACCCCCTTAATATCGTTATTTCCTAAGGAAATGTTTGAAAAGTACCTCAAATAAATCAAAAACACGCAAATAAAGTATAAATAAGGAGTTGATTAGATTGGATAAGATGACACTAGATTTGGAAGCAAAAAGGGTTCATAGTGTAGGAATATCACAAGCAATCAATGTTAAAAGGTTAATAGAAGATTATTTAGATGAAAACTTTAAAGGAGAGGATATAGTAGTATGTAAGTTATACTTAGGTCAAGATAATGATTATTTTAAATCTTTAAATTTTGATATTAAGTTTTCTGACATATTTAAAAGTGAAATGATATCACCTATAGATTTACATTATAAATTCATAGCTGATAATTTACCGTATTGTGATATACTCTTTGTACTTGTAGATGGAACTATTGATAGAGATATAACTGATGAGCTTTTGATGAATATTCCACTTACAGCACATATTGTATATTTATACGATAACTTACTTACAGATTATTCAAATGGAGAATTTTATAAAAGATTTGTAAAATGTGATGTAGATATACAAACTTATAATAGACGCTCTGATGTAAACCCAGCAATTAATATGCTACTTAATAAACTTAAAAAATATCAAGTTAAATATTTAACATCGCCCGAATTCGCTTCATCTGAGTTTGTAATAACTCAAGAGATATTAAAAGATGATGAGCTTTTAGATTATGATAAAATAGTTCTTGTTAATAGTGAAAATATAGCTGAGTATAATATAAGAATAAGAGAAGCTTTATCTCGTACATTCTCGCCCACTAAAAGAGATAAGATGATAAATTATACTCCTATAATAGCTAAAGTACCACAAGATGATTATACTACTAAGATTTATAATATACCGATATATAGTGAGCTTGTAGTAGTTAATAAGATTACTGAGCCTGAACCGCTTATAGCACCTATTTATAGATTTAAGTATACTACTCCTGACGGAGAAGAAATAGAATTTGAAATACCTATTAATTTAGATTTTATTGATAGTATTAATGAAGGAGCTGTTGATAAAGATGTGGACACATTACCTCCAGTGGGGTATAAATTATATTATAGCTATGCTGTACCATTATACGCTATGTGTAAAAGATACGATAAGATACTTCTTATCATAAGTGATGATAGTATATTAAATAAATCAGTGGTGTATACAGCTATAAGATATGCTAAGAATAGTTTTAAGATAGTACACGGTTCTAATATAGTCTTAGAATAAAAAAAAAAATAACATTGTTATTAATGAAGATAGATAGAAAGATAATTTTAAAAATTAATAAATAGGTTTACTTTAAATGAGCACGCTCACATTATTCTATCTATCTTCACCATTATAATATATAACTCATAATATTAGTGGTGAAGATAATTAAAATGGTACGGCATTGCCGTACCATAAATCTTTATTTATTATAATTTTCATCAACCATTGTTACATGAGATTTAGGTGTATAAAGTTTCTTGTATCCTTTATTATATCCACCTTTGCTCTTATAATCATTAAATTTCTTTACAGGTTTTTCATATCTTATATCTTTCTTAAAAGACTTTTTATGAACTATAGAAGATTTACCATTAACAAAGTCTTCACTCATAAATATTAATGTAAACTTTTGATTTCCATAGTATTTAATCCCATCAATTTTTTCTTCCTTTTCATAGAATTCCCATAACTTAGCTTCATCTTTTAAATCTCCACAATTTAAAATTACAGATTTATAATGTTTAAAATAAGTTCTCTTATAATTAACTGTATCAGAAGCATTAAGTCCATATACAACATTTGAAAGTCCTACATATCTATTCTTGCCTGAGATTACTGAATTATATAAAGGTATAGCAAGTTTACCTTCTTTAGATTTATATACTCCAAATATTACTATAATACCATTTTCATCTTTAGTATCAGCGTCAACTCCTATAACATTCCAACCAATCTTTAAAGCACTATTGTAAGTATATAATCTTTTAAGAATTGCTTTTGCTGTTCTGAAGTTATCTTCATACTCTTGAATTGATAAGTATTTCCAGTTATTCGATTTCTCATATTGTTCAGCAAGGTCCATACTTCTGAAGTACCAATCCATTTCTCCTATATGAGTTTCTTTTCTTTCTTTCTTTTCAGAGTTACCTCTCTTTTCAAATTTCTTTCCGAATTGTTTTCTTTCCATATCATCTTCTCCTTGTATAATTTTATTTAGACACTTACACAGTAATCTATATATTAGGTTTAGCAAAAATAAATAAAAGGCTGGGAAACCCCAGCCAAATATTTTAAATAACAGATTGTCCAGATTGTGGCATATCAAGTCTTGGATATGTAATACCTTTAAGACGAGAAGCGTGTCCTCTTGCCTTATTAAGTTTATCCAAGTATCCTTGAGCAGCTTTAAATACATTCACATCATTGTCTATAGGCATTCCAGTGAATTGTAATCCTACTTCCACATGTTGGTATTCACCTTTTGTTGTATTAAACATTGAAAGGTTAGCTTGTTTAGGTAGCATATTAGTTATATATGCAGAGTATATTACATATTGCTCAGTTGGGTCCATAGTGAAGTATATTCCTTCCATAGACATATTAGCAGGAGTTGGTGCTCCTTGGAAACCGAACATATGTGTCACTCCGTCACGAATAGACAAACTACCGTCAATCCAGTTAGTCATGTAGAATGTATAAAAACCACCATCAAGTTCAGCAACCATATTGATTGTAAACTCTCTTGCAAGTCCTGAAGTCTTAGAAATGTAATCCATTTGATATCCTTCAACACCCGGGTCTTTAGTTCCTATTTCTGCTTGTCTATCTTGAACGAACTCAAGTCTATTTGAAGCAACCATAAGCATTTGTCTGAAGAATGCTGTTTGTCTAGGGAAAGCAAATTCCATAAACGCAGCCATTTGTGTAGGTACAAATACTCCACGACCTGTAGTATAGTGATGAAGAGCATTTAATGTTCTTCTTGATACTATACCGGGTTTTAGGTAGTGGAAATCATTTACTGTTATATCATAAAGGTGGTGAGATTTTAGATTGACTCCATCACCTTGTGATTGTGTTATTTTATTTCCGAAATAATCAAAAGCCATTTATTCTCCCTCCTTAAGATGCATTTTCAACTAAATGTCTGTAAACATTTAATTCCAATTTATGTGATTTATTTGAACCGAATAGAGTTAAGTCTACTGAGTGAGTAAGTAATCCTTCTGCTTGTGCGAAAGTATCTTCGTAGTAAGCAGTATAAACTATACTTGCACACTTACTTCTAAATTCTTCTAAATCCTTATTTACTATAGCTTGTACTGTAGCAACTTCAGATTCTTTTTGTAAGAAGTGTCTATTTCTATTTAAAGTATCAGTTATCTTCTTCATAATTCTTCCAACTAAGAAAGCATTATGATATTCTTGAAGTATAGATACTTTATAAGGGTCAGTAGATGCCATCTTTTGACCGTCTAAGAAATATCCCATCTTAGAAGAACTTATATAGTTCCATCCATTAGTTACAAGATAAGTCTTGTCTTCAATATCAGTTAAGATATTTATAACTGGAGTTATAGTTCCAGCAATAGGTCCAGCAACTATTCTATTTGCAAGAATTGGATTTGACCAACCGTCTTTAACAAACTCAACTTGAGCATTTATCATTAAATATGTAATAGGTACATTTAATGTCTTTTGCTCATCAGTATCGTAATAATCAGCCCAGTTTACTTCTTTTAGACACATATAGTTTGTCATTTTAAATCCTTCATCAAAAGATTTAAGCTCAGCTATAGATTGGATTTTGCTTGGACAGATAGTAGCTATTATATCTCTTCTTTTTGGAATAGATGTGAAGTTTCCTATCATTTCCTTAACTGCTACTGGATATCCAATATCATAAATTACATCCGCAGGAACTTCGTTGAAGTCTGATATAACTGGTTCTAATCTTCCTTCAAAGAAGTTTTTACATAGCTCTTCATATATTCTTACATTACCAGAACCTGTATTAACTTGTAAGTTCCAATCGAATTTACCTTTTAAGATATCTCCGTTTGTTCCTTTATCAAGTCTTACTCTATCTATATAAGTAGCCTTATCTTCTAGTAAGTCAGAGAAGAATGAGAATCTTCCATTTCTTCCGAATATTGTACACAATGCTGTAACTGGAATATCGTCTTCTTCTAAAGCTTCTTTTACAACTTTAACTTTAGCAAGTTCTCCTTCTATCGCTGTTTTAGCAAGAGCTGATGCTCCTAGTCCACCAATAGCAGTTTCTAAGTCTTCAACTAACTTTCCTAAAGCTTCTATTACAAGTTCAGCAAGTTTTGTATGATTTGCTTCAGAAGCGTGTACATTTAATTGATATGATTGTCCATTCAATACTTGTTTTATATTTAAAGGTACAACATCATATCTTGAATCTTCTACTGCATTTATCTTATATCTTTCTCTTTGGTTTTCAGATAAGATTACATCCATTTGATAAATATTATCTTCTTTAGAAGATACAGTTCTCATCTTTTGGAATATAACTTCTGTCTTATTACCTAAGATACCAGCACCAGTTCTCATTAAAACATAAGCAGGAACTACATCAACATTGCTGTCTTTTGTAGGAGCAACAAGCTCAGCATCGGCTTTTCTTTTTAAGTTTTGATGATTTTCAGAAGCATACGAAATTGTAGGTGACTTAGTTAAAGATACTTCAACCCAGTCAGTATTTGCTACCCCATCGCTAGGTTGAGTGTCTTGCCAAGTACCAGTTTTCATAATGTAGTATTTCTTTTTAGGTGTAGCTGTATCAGCTGGAGTAATACGAACATTTAATGAAACATTGGCATTTTTAGACTTTTCATCAGTAAGTCTTCTAACATATGTCCAACCACCAGCTCTTAGGTTTTTAATTATAGCTTTACCTATAAGACCGTGACGCTTGAATGTTTGTTTTCCATAAAGCTCAGTAAATTGAGATTCCATAGTAACAACCATTATTCTATCATCTGGACCCATATCTGCAAACACTGGCGATAATTGTCTATTTGTATTATCTAGTGGAGAAGATGGTAACTTCACTTCGCTATAGTCATGTATTTCCACGAAAGTGTGTGGGAACATTTGCTTTGTATAATAAAATATAGCCATTTATATTTACCTCCTATTGTTATTAATTTTTTAAAATTATCTACCGATTTGTTCGTTTTGGGTTTTTTAATGGCACTTTCAACATATATTTGTAAAAGCTTATTGATATACAATTCCTACCTTAATAGGATTTATATATAGGGAAGAGATTTTATATTTCTTCCCATCTTGCTTTTAATTCACCCCTATAGTTTTTAGCTACCCCGAAAGGGGTAGCATAAACAAGCCCAGTAGTTAATAAAGGAGGTAAATAGAATGGAAATCAAAACTGAAAATAAATTCCAAATGAATGGTGCTTCTGATACTTTCAAGCAAAGAATAAAAGGAATACACCCAAAACTTCAATTATTTCTTGGGTATATGCTTGCTACTTGTCCTGTAGATATTTTTATATCTGAAGGTGTAAGAACTCTTGCAACTCAGCAAGAATATTACTCTCGTGGCAGAACTAAACCCGGAACTATAATCACTTGGGTTGATGGGATTAAATCTATGTCTATGCACCAAATCCAAAGAGATGGGTATGGACACGCTGTAGATATCTACTATGTAGGTTGGAAGAATACAGACTCGCCTGCTGACCCTAGATGGCAAACTATCTACGAACATGCAAAGTTGTGTGCTAAGATGTTAGGTCTTCAAATGGAACATGGTAGAGACTGGAAAAGAATTGATAGTCCTCATCATCAACTTATGGAATTTGATGCTACAGAAGTAGCTGAGTTTCAAGCTATGAAAGCTAAAGGTATTAACCAAAGAGGATAAAAAAAATAAAGGCTAGGGGAAACCCTAGCCGATATTCTTATCTTAAAAGCATTTTTTCTATATCTTCTAAAGAAGTGTCATTAGGTTTACTACCTAACACATTTGCAAGTCTTATAATCTCTTTATTTTCTTCTTTAAAGGAATCAATATACTCTCTTGCAACTCTTTGTAGCTCTGCTATACTTTCAGTATCCTTTTCAAAGATAGTTTTGCAATGAGAAAGAGTAAGTTCCTTTATCTTTCTTTTTATTTCTTCCTTATCTTGAAGATTTAATATATCATCAATATCCTTATCTATATTTTTGATATTGTATAATTTAGAAAATATTTCATCTTGCTTTATAAGAACTTGTGTCATAATACTATTATATCTATCTTTATCACTATTAACATAAGCTTCTACTATATCATCTTTAATAACATAACCACATCTTATGACACCATAGTAAGCTCCTACATCTTGCATAAAGCCTAGCATTGCTAGCATAGCTTGGAATAAATCATCATTTCTGACTCCTTCATCTGTATAAGTTGCATACTTAGGAAACTTCTTAAATACATTCAAAAGTTCTTTTTCTACTTCATCTTTTGTGAATTCTATTTCATTCCAGCTTCTATAATCATATTCCATACGAATATCATTACCTACATAACGGTAATATGGATATCTATTAGCCATTGCTTTTTCATTTAAAAGCCTTAGAGTTTTATTCCACTTATCATTAACTCCTAATCTTTCATCATCGTCATAAAGTTTGTCCCTTACCCAATCGATGTTATTCCACTTTCTCGCATAAGATAAATCTAGTTCATCAATAGCTCTTAATCTATCTTTGAAGAAATATTCCCACCAATTATATTTATTCATATTATCACCTACTCAGCCTTTGCGTATTTTGTAACTGGGTCAACAGGCACAAAATCCTTATTTACTATAAATTCATTATATATCTTATCATCTAAGATATTAGAACCCATTTCTTTATGAAGAATTTGAGCTATTTCTACTGCAAATGCTTGAGTTCCTTCATCAGCAAGAGTGTCTATAAAACTATCCGAAGGAGATTCAGGACCTGTTATATAATTATAAACTTGTGTAGCTACATCTCTTATAAGTTTCTTTCTCATATAAGGTTCTCCGTAATTATCTACTATTTTATAATCTAAGAAATCCAAATCATTACGAAGTTTAAATTCTTCTTCAAATATAACATCATTATCAGTTACATCTCCTAGCATATTTAGATTAAACATATCACAGACTTCCATATAAGCAACATCACCTTGCTTTGCAAAATATGTATCATAAATAGCTTTAACTTGTTTTACAGTTTCTTCACTTGTGTATTTATTTGTATGAACTAGAATAACTGGGTTATTAAAATAATATCCTATTTCACCACAGATAGCTGAATATACAAAAGCATCACGAAGTGTTTCATAATCCTCAATTATTTCTTCCCTTTCAACTCCACCTATAGCTATAGGATTTACAAGAACTATAGATAAATCTAAGAAATTAAAATCTATCTTACAATCCTTTTGATTTGCATACAAATTTGTATGGTCATAATAATAATGTGCTATTACATCTAATCCTTCCAACACTTTTAATTCTGCTAATACCTTTTCAAATCTTTCTTTCTTAGTTAAGTTTTTCATTATACATCACTCCCTGTTATATTTATATATTCTTCCATATCTACATTTGGATAACTTGTATCCCACGGATGACATTCAACTCTAGCAGTCATCTTTTCTTTATCTAAATTGCTAAATATCACATCATAACTTCCACTAAGTGAAGATGTATCAAGTCTTACACCTATAGCAAATGAGTTTAATTTAAGCTCTTTTACAATGTGCTCTTTTAATTTGTCAGTCATAGTTCCTTTTATAATATTGAATATTTCATCATAAGTTCCATTCTCATTTAATAAGAATGTGTGAGATAATGCTTGAGGTGTAACTGTTGCATAATTATTTATACCCTCAGTTTCTATATTGTCACAAAGTAGCATATCTTTATATACAACCTTTTCTTTAAACTTACTGACAATATTTGCTATTATAGAATTTAACTCCCTGTAAACTTTAACTTCTTCAGACTTCTCATCAAACTTAGCACCTTTAATAACTCTTAATAAAAATGATACTTTAATCATTATTATCACTCTCCTTTTTTCTTCACTTCATATTCTAAAACTTTCTCAACAATTTTAGGATTTAAAAGTTGCATATCTTTATTAGACATATAAAAATTGTATACTTTATTCAATATATCACCATCTCTACAATTAGTTTCATAAGCTATTATTCCTTTTACGAAATCTTTAGACTTATGCTCATACATCGAATCAATTATACCGACTACCATTTTCACATTGTCTGACAATTCTTTCATTTAATTCCTCCTTAAAATTTTATTTTAGTATTGCTACTAGATTTATTATATATACTTATATTTTCTTGGAACGTAAAAAAAAAAAATAAAGGCTGAGGATAAACCCCAGCCAGTATTTTTATTCTTGAACTAAATCATTAAATAGAGCTATGTGTTGTTGATTTACATAGTCCATTATCTTCTTCATATTCCAGAAAGAATATGGATTAGATTTGACTCCACTTATGAAGTTATCATCAGCAAGTACATACTTTTCAAAAGTTTTGTGTAATATGACATGATTTATCATATCACCTTTCTTTAAAGTACCACTTTCAAATCTGTCTGCTAAGAACTCTTGATAATTCTTTATGATATTTGTATTACTACCTAAAGTTCTTATTCCGCCTTCTATAGATGCCCACATAGTTACAGTAGTATATCTCACTTGCTTATCTGGGTCTTCTATACCTAATATAGCCATAGGTAAACTTTCTACAGCTTTGTCAGTCTCTGTGCTTGCTAACTTTTCTCTATTAACTCCTACAAGTATAACATCAGAGTTTTCAGATAATGAAAAGTATCCTGTTAAGCCGTAAGAATCTACCAAAGATTTTACTGGATTTCTTAAAACTTCTAAATCTGTAGATATAAAAACTATATTTAAAGTTTCTGAAAAACTTTTAGTTCTTCTTCCTAGCCAGTATAAACCTCTCTTTCCTTCAATTTCTTCCTTTACTTTGTTTAATAATTCTTTCTTAGTCATCTTATTGACCTCCTTTATATTTTTAACAGATTGAAGCTCTCACCCTTTGAGTTTACTTCTCTGTCTTCTTTGTTTATAATATATAAGCAAAAAAAAAAAAATGCTGTAAGTAAGATTACAGCATTTTATTCTTATTAGATAATGTGCTCATTATACCAGTATATTCTATTTCTTAATGTAGTAGCATATTCTCCCATATGTATTCTTTGTGTAGATAACATATCTCTTTCATCTTTTGTTATATTAAGCCATTCTTGAGAAGCCATAAAAGATTCAAGTTTTATTATCTTTTGTGATAGCTCTACATGTTCTTTAGTTAATCTATCTAGTAAATCTTTCCACAATTTATTCTTTTCAAGAACTTTATCTCTATCTTCTGCTGTAAGTTCTATAGAGATAGTCTTAATAGTCATTATATTACTCACAAGATTTACTATATCATCTATTAACGATTCTCTATCAGATTCTACTAAAACTAATATGTCATCATCATCTACATAGACATTTCTTTCAATAATGTTTCTTGTACAATCATAGAATAGATTATCATTCATTAGCTTTTGCACAAACTTATATCTATCCATATTGTGCTTTTTAATATGAGCTTTTAAGAAAGAATATACTTCAGCTACGAATTTAAAGAATTTGTAATTATTTTTCATAGCCTTTTCTACAAAAGGAATAAGCTCCTTTCTAAAATCATCTTCACTCCAAAATTTAATTGCAGGTCCGTCCATTACTTTAAAATCTAATGTGTTCATTATTTTTCCTCCTTAATTTTTATATCTTTCTTTAAAAATACACAACCTTTTCTTTGAAAAGGAATAAAACCTAATTTTTCTAAAAGCTTAATAGCTGGCTTATTATAATCAAGAATAAGTGTTGATATGTAAGGATATTTTCTATCCCATATATGATTATCTTTTAAATAATCTTCAGTTTCTTCTATGAGTTTAGATACTAAAGCTTTACCTACACCTTTCTTTCTATACTGAGTTTCTACATATAATGATTTTAGAGTAGGCTCTGATACTCCCCAAGCATCTAAGAAAGCTATAAGCTCTCCAACGACTCTACCTTCATATTTAGCTATTAATATTAAATAATTTCTGTCCTGTGAATCTCCAGACATTTTCTTTATAAAATCTACTATATTAAAATTCTTAAAAGATGAAAGTTTAGCAGCTCTTACATCTTTACCTATTCTAAAGTACTCACACATACATAGAAATGAAAGTATTTCAGGACTTTGGGAAGCAAGAGCTGACATAATAGAACTTCCTCTCATATCTCCAGATGCTACACCTTTCGGTTTATATATTATTATTTCTATCTTATCATTTTCCATTTATATCACTCCTCATCTGGTATGTATTCTGTAAGTTTAAAATACATTACAGTTACTGCTTTAAATTTTCCGCTATGTTCTATAGTCATAGTATCAGTTGATATAAACTCTATATCGAATTCATATTTAGACAGTGTCTTATCATTTAATATCTTATTTATTTCTTCGGTTCTTTTATCAAACCATTTCCAGTTGTGATACGTATTTTCATATATCATATTGTATAAGATATCACTTTCTGAAGTTCTCGATATTATTCTCGAAACTTTTGAGAAAGTTCTAGGTTTTCTTTCTTCTTTTATTTCATTTATAATCTTTTCGTGTCTATCATTTGTAGATTTTATGATGTTTAAAAGTTTATCATAATACTCTTCAAAATCATCACACATCTTTTCTATATTATATTTAGTTTCTACAGCTTCTTGTATACCCATAGTCATAGTAGTATTTTTAGCTACTATATCTTGTAAGCTTCCTTCCATATAAGGTGGTATTGTATAAATACTATCTTCTTTAAATCTTTCTTTTAAAGACTTTTCAAGTATAGATACCATACCCATAAGGTCGGAATCTTTTAGTACCGAATAAGCTTTTAGTTTTGTTTTCAAATAGTCTTTATCATACATAATATATCACTCCTTTACATTTTCAAATCTTGCATCATAAAATCATCAAGAGAACTATATAATTTCTCTACTCCATATTTCTCTCTACCTACTATAGATATTAATGCTTCATGATATACAGCCCAATAAGTAGGCTTTATAAATTTATCTTTAGTTAGGCTCATAGAAACTTCAGTTAGAAATTCATCTGGTGTATCTATCATCTTTTGGTGTACAAATGGAAAATCTTTAGATGATAAGAAATGTGACTTATTAAGCACATACCAATAAATCTCATTATCTTTATTAGATTTAAGATATGTAGTTTCTATCTTTCTAATATTATCAAGTATATTCTTATCTTCTATATCTTTGGATTTAAAGATAACGATGTAATTTTGATTACTAATTTTAGAAATGTACTTAATCATAATCATCATAGATACAAACTTTCTATATTCTATTGTATGGTCTTTAAATGACTTATTATCATAGAATACGATATTAAGTCTTCCCGTTCCTATGTCATTTTCTAAAAAGTCAAGAATTGGCGGAATCGACTCATCAGTTTTTATTAAATTCTCATACTCCTCTTTAAATTTTTGAAAATCATTCATTTTATATCACTCCTTTATAATTGTATTACTTATATAATATATAACTATAATTCTTTCATATTGTAAAATTTATCACATGGTGTATCCTTAATACCATAATAGCTATAATATTTATACTTAGCTCCATAATGCTTATTCGTAGCTGTACCAAATTCTATAAATTTTGTAATAGTGATATTACCTAAGATTATATCAAACTTAGCTTCAAATTCGTACTCTTCATTTATATTATACTCACCCATATTGATTAGATTTTGAATTATATTGTGGTAGGTATATTTATCATTTAATACAAATATAAAACTTTTAATATTATAAACTATTTCAGTCTCTTCAATATTATTATCACCAGAGTATTCTATATCGTCAGCCAGTAGTATTTCATTCCTTACAAAATATTGTCTTAAACCTTCTATAGAATCTTTAATATGTCTATTATATAGTCTTGTAAGTCTTCTGTCTTCATCCGTCATATCGTTTGTAAATTGCTTAAAATAAAACTTTAAAATTGTATTCATAATTCCTCCTTATAAGAAAAAAAAAAATAAAGGGAGAGTAAATCTCTCCCAATTTATTACTTTGTAGTAAGCATAGTTTCTAGTTTGCCTCTTGTGAAGTTATAAATCTTATCTGCTGTCCAGAATTGAAATTCTTTTCTTTTAGCTTCAGTATAAGATTTATCTCTATCTACTTCTTTACAAAGATTATAATAAATATACATCATCATAATCTTATCTCTTAAAGCTAGTCTACCAGCTTGTATTTCGAAATTCAAATACGCTGATAATCTTCCAAAGATAGTAACTTTTTCTGATAGTTCAACCTTATCAGTATCTTGTCTTTCATCCTTTCTATTGAAGAAATGAAAGTGATGCTTATGTCCAACTTCAGCTTCGATTATTGGGTCTATAGATTCCACAATATTATTAATAGTAGAATATCCGTGATAAGCGTGCTTTTGCTCATTACATTTTACAATGATAGTATCAATTCCTTTTAAAGAATTAAAATATATCATACAAGCATAAACTTCAGCACATACTTCATCTGGTGTGTATACACCACCATTATCCATATGTCTATTACCAGAAACTATAAGAACATTACATCTGCTATTCTTTTCATCAATAGCAAAATCTAATACTTCTCCTATTCCAACTACAGCATTTCTCACTTCATTAATAACTTCTCTTTTCATTTTAAAACCTCCAAATTTATATTATTGTATTACTTCGTTAATAATATATAAGTAAAAAAAAAGAAGTTATCATTCTAGTATATTAACAGGACCTTCGGATATAGATAAACAATCATCGGGCTCTTCATTTGAATATCCAAGTTCATCTATACCACCAAAATCCTGTAGTTTATCTACGGTTGTAATACTCTGAGCTTCTATCTCAGCATATAAAAGCTCATCCATTAATATTTCTAAAGCATCCTTTTTGAGTGGTTCTTTCTTATTCATATAAAGCTCAAGTCCAGCTTTAAATCCTTTATTATAAGCTTTATCTATATCATCATCGTATTTCTTTATCTCGCATTTAGAAAGATATTTCTTACCTGCACTGTATCCGTCACTATAACCTCTATTATAATTAGATGAACCTGTCTCAGATATACTATCATAATAATATTGGGTATCGTCATCTTTCCAACTATTAAAGAACATTCCCATTTATATCACCTTCCTTTATAGTATTGCTTTTCGGATTGTAGAAAAAAAAAAATAAGAGGGTGGGAAATCCCACCATTATTTTCTTATGTTGAAAAGGTCATTGAATCTATCAACAACTCTTTTCTTATTTGTGTAGTTTTCAGATTTGGAACTTTGTATGTAGTTCATAATAGTTCTAATAGATTCTATTTCTTCTTCTAATTGTGGAAGAAGATTTATAACATCTTGCAAACTGAATTTAGCTTCTTGAAAACTTTCTTCAGTTTCTTCAACTTCAAATCTTCTATGAGATAAATTTTTCCAAACTTGCATTGGAATCTTATCTCCAAAATTAGTTCCAGCATTCATAAAGTAATTTTCGTACTTCGCTTGCAATTCCACAGCAGTCATAGTTCTAACATCGTCTAAAAGACAATTTAGATAAACTACATTATATTTTTCTTTGATGCTATAGTCGTACTCAGAACCTCCTTTGTTCCAAGTTTTAACTATTCTTTTTGTATCTCTTTTTGTTACTCTCATAACTATCGACCTCCCAGTCTTTTTAATAAGTTTTGACAGTGAGCTCTCAACCAATTCGAGTTTACTCTTGTCTTCTCTGTTTATTATATATAATTGAAAAAAAAAAACAAGGCAGGAAACCCTACCCTGAATTTTTATTATAATTTAGAGTGTATCTTAACTTCATCTACCATAAAATTAAGCATAGTAAGAGTTCTATAACCTAATACACTAGAAGTTAATATATCAGTATCATCTTCACCGAATTCTTCATTATAAGCGTTCTCAACATCATAGTCCATAACTACTTCTTTTTCAAGCATATTGCTAAGTACATTATCAGCTATATAACCTATAACTTCAGGACTTAAATTTTCATGAGTTTCGTTCCACATCTTCTTTACTTCATCGTGGACTTTTAGAAATCCGTCTACATCCGAAATTCTTACACCTTTTACTCTCCAATTCTTATCACTTTCATTCCAATAAGTTTTAACCTTTACAAATAACTCCTTTGAGATTTTAAATTCTTTCATTTTATTCCTCCTTAAAATATAATATTGTACTACTTTATTTATAATATATAACTTCATATATAAAACATTCAAAAACACCACTTTAGTAATTTTAAAGGAGGTTTTTAAATGAATACACTTAAACGTAACCTTGATTTATCTCCACACAATACTAAAGGAAACCCTCATAGATTAGGAAAAGCTTGGGAACAAATAGCTCAGCTTCAATTCCTTTTAGGTTCAGTTCTTGGTGTAGATGTAGGTTCTGATGATGGAACTATAATACACATTCAAGATACAGGAAATAAAGAAAAAGGTAAATTATATATTGATAAAAATAATGGTAAATTATATATGTGTCTTAAAAATACAGTAAGAGTTTCAAATACAGAATCTGAATTTGAAGAATTTACTCTAAATTCAACTTATAAATCAGATGTAGTCGATAGAGGTTCTGTATACTTCTTAAATGGAGCATCTGAGTATTCTACTATAATACCAGCAAATACTAGAATAGAAGTTAAAAACTTATCTGACTTATCAGGAGTTTTAAACTTATCTATTAAAGCTAAAGCTAAAGATGAGTCTGATGTTATGAATTATAGACTTTATATAGAAGATAGAGAATCTCGTGCATATACTTTCGCTCAACCAACTCTAAAGAAAAGAATAGGAGAAAAGATATATGTTATATTTGATACCGATGTTAAGAAGAATAGTTGTAGAGTTGACTATTACTTATATAGATAGGAAGGTGATTTTATGAGTATATTCGGAAGAGGTTATCCTTGGACAGATAATTCAAAGCAAGGTTTACTAGATATAAATGATATACCTTCCAATATGAAATTAAAGGGAATAACCGATTATAAAAATGTGCTCTCAAGAGCACATTTAAAAATGATACTTCAAGATGTTAAATCTGAATTATCACTAATAATATCAGCTATATTAGGAATAGATATATCTAATATTATTCTATTCGACGATGGTAAAAATATACGACAATATATAAATGGCGAATCTGTATATAATTCCGGATTGAAAATATTTATAAATATCGAAGATTTGAGAATGTATTTATCTCTAGGCTTAGATACATATTTGTATCCGTTTTCTCTTGCTACAGAAGCTATGAATCATTTGAGAAAAACAGAGAGAGAATCTGTCTATTATTGTAAATTTGATGAAACACCTGTTGGTAAAACTATACCAATTCGGGATACACAAAAGACTATATCTCAAAATGGCTGGAGTTCGCAATATGGAATTATGATGTTTACAAATAATTTAGAGAATGCTAAAAATATCAGAACTCCAGAATTTGTAGGTAGACCAACTCAACATAAAGACTTATTTGTTAATTCTAAAGATTTGCTAAGAAATACGTCTTTAGGTTATGGTTTTATGAGAACTATAGAAAGTAATTTTAAAAATTGTGTTTATGATAATATAGCTATACCTAATGTGAAGGCTAATGAATGGAGAATACCTATATATACGGACCAATTATTAAATGCTCAGATGTATATAGAAAATTTAGATGTTCAGATAGATTTTATGACAAATCCATTTAAGCATCTGAACGAATCAAATATTGATTATATTTCGGGGGATAAAATTCAACTAGATAGAGGACGTGTATATAGTAGACATCGTTTTCGTTTAACAGGTTTAGTTGGTAAAGAATATCTTGATAATACCGGTACGGTGCTAGAAACTGATACATGGATGAAAAATACATATCATACCGGCGGACAGATTGATAATACACTTTACAAAAATACAGAAGAGTACGAAGCACAATACGAATCTACAGCAAGAATACAAGAATTCGAGCTTAATAAAAGACCAGATAGACATATGAGATACCATATATCTGCCGCTACTTGCTTTAGGACTAATGATGAAAATATAAGACTAGCCGATTATTTAGAAGTAAATAAAATATATGATACAGAAGCTTCAATTCCTATGTCTAGTGGGATGACAGGGCATTTCTCTGTATACGGTGATACACCCGGAGTATACACTGCTTGTCCTAGAGCTGAAGGAATACATCCAGACCCAGAGGATTTGACTAATCCAATGGATTTATCTGTGGATTTTGAATTTAGAAAATGTAATAATGACAAAAGTCATAATCGTGAAATAAATGGAAAACCTTGTAGTTTACTTGGATATTTAATAATAAGAGGTTATTCAGGACTTGTGGGTTCTACACTTTTAAACGGTAGTTTTGATGTATCAAATCAAAAATCAAATACATCAAATGAGAAAGTTGCAACGGCTTATTCGAATGCAACAAGACCGCATGATACTTTCTTTAAAGTAACTATAAGAACTCCTAAAGGAATAACAACTGTTGGTGGAAATTTCTTCGAACCCGGAGCTTCATTTGATACAGAAGTTCAACCTTACTACAAGAAAGAATGTAAAATTGAAGGTAATGTGTTTTCTATTCCTACAGCAAATTATCTAAATCCATTTGACGAAACTGGTCTTGAAGGTGTTTCTGGAGGTTTATATCCTAATATAGATATAGATAGTGCTGGAGCAAAAGATTATCCTTATGATTATTCTGATAAGAAAGGTTACCATGTATCACCAGAACTTCAATGGGGAACATCAAATTTTTACAAGTATAGAATAAAAGATAAAGGTGGATTTTTGAGAATGCCTATAAGAGATTATATTTGGATATATAATACTTGGAATCATAGAAACTTATTTACTAAAAGTAAAGGTTTTAGTTATTGGAGTGGATATGTTCATCCTGTTACAGCACTTCTTGATTATTTTTTCTGGTCTAACAAAGATGGAAGAAATATAGGCGGATATTATATGTCTAAGACAAAAGCTTAGGAGCTGATTGAAATGATAGATAGAAATAAATTAATAGAAAAATATAGAAAAAATTTGAATACAAAAATGAGAACGGGTGAGTACATTCACCCACTACTTCACTCAATTATCGGTGATACTATGGGTAATAATGGTAGAAATCTAATAATTGATAAAACTAATACAAGTGAGTTTATATCACATTATGATAAACCTGTTTACGCTGATGATGATGGACTTACAGACGATAAAGGATTTAAACTAATATATCCTTTGCCGAATAAAAACAGGGACGGACATGTATCTATTCCTATATCTATAAAGGATACATTTAACGAATATGGTTATGTAGCTAATAGCGAGTATTTGTACAAAATGCATGCTTATTTAGAGAAACCTGTTATAGCTCAAATGGAAAGTTATCTTATTCAAAATGAATATAAACTTCCAATATTTATAGATAAGAATATTGATATTGCTGATATTAAGAAGATATCAGTAAATGGTATTGAACTTGAGATTGATAACACATATGCTGATGATTTTTACAAAGATAGTTCGAACAAAGCGTCAGATTATATGGGGTATTACGCTTATGATAGGTCAATATATGGCGATGCTTATATACCAAGTGTTATGATGAAAAATACTATAGTCAATGGTGCTACTGGTAGACATTTAAAATATATTGTATCAAATTACACAGAATATTCTTCTGGAAATATAGTTAAAAATATTAACTATTCTTCTATGATGTGGGATAGTCTTTGTCTTGCTTCTCGTGAGATGTGTAGGCATTTAACATGGCACGAATGGAATGATATGAGGAATACAAAATCTCCTTACTATCCATTACCTATTCAGGTTACATTCGAGTATATAACTGACAATGCTTCCTTTAGTGAAATGCTTAAAAATAATTTTAATATGAATTTTATAGGTTATATAATTATAAGAACTTTTAGAGGTTCCCACCAATTCCCTAGACCAGGATATATGAATGATAGTATGGGTAATAAAATATCAAATCCGTTTGCTACACATAATTTACAAAATGAAGATTATTTAAGAGCATTTACTACAAATATAAGAGTTCCAAGAAGTGTACCGTCTATTATTATAACGGATAATAACGATAGAACCACAAAGCATGAAATTAAACTTATACCGCCACAATGGTATAAATCTGATGTTAAATTAGATTTAGTACACGCTCAACCACCGAAGCTTACTGATATAAGTATTTTTCCAAAAACTGAAGGTGCTGTGTGTAATATGACAATATATAAAAATACAGATAAAGATAATTTTTTAAAGAGTTTAGACATGAATGCGTTTCTATTACCTGCTGAAAGGTCAGTAATGGAATGGCATAGTTATGACGTGCAATAAGGAGGTGAATAAATGAATATAGATTTATTAATACGAAAATTGTCAGATAACTCTACATACTATGTGGTGTCTAATATATTAGGATTTAATATGGGAGTTAATAAATATTTAATAGAAAATAAAGATATCAATTTTTATAGATTTAGAAATTATACTGGAAATGATACTGACATTCATGAAGATTTCAATAGAACTAGAAATGGTAAGTTTGTCAATAATAGTATATTATTTAATAATAATTCCAGTATAATAAAAAATATAAAAAAGGTATCTATGTTTGATAATTTAAAAGTTTCACAAACTATAGAAAAAGATGAGTATGTATACTACTGTGAACCGAATTTAGATAATCTTAACGAATTTTACGATAAATTACAGCAAGGTGGAGATGGTGTCATTTTAATGAATAAATCGAGATTACACCAATTTCTATTTCCGGTATATGTCGATAATGCTCAGAATGATACCGCTACGAATTTCAATATGCTTAGAGAGTTCGATATAGAAATTAATTTCGGAAGAAATAAAATAAAAACCTTAGAAGATTTTAAAATCGGTTATAGTTTTGAGTACACATATGGTGTACCAACATATGTATTTGGGCAATCACAATTATATAATCCTAATAAAGGTTTTGATTTCTTCAAAAGAGAGACATTAGGAAGTGGAGTTAAAATACGAAGAAATGTTAATATTGTTGGTGAGAAATATACTGACTGGTCAAGATGTAGAAATTCTCGTGGTAATAGAGCGTATAAATATAAAGTTATAGCTTTAAAATATACTGACGGTTATCAAGATAAGACAGATATTAAAGCTTTTGGAAAATGTAATAGTTATCGTATGCATACTGATATGATATACGGTCATGGTGCTGAGAGTATTCATCCGTATTACGGTGATGATGATTTTACTGCTAATAATTTAATATCGAAAGAGTTTATTTTTGGTGCTAACTATTCATACAATAGTATAATGCCAACATGTCCTACTGTATATGTAGATTATGTTGATAAAGATAGTGGTATTGATATAGATACTTCAAAAATAGATGTAAGTTATACAGATAATTTAAAACTTGTAGGTTTTATAAGACTTAGAATGTACTCTTGGTTAGATATAGAACTTAATTCTGGTGTGTTACAAAAATATTACGGTGATAACAAAATACCACTAAGACAGTGGGTAAACGGACGATTATCAACTGAAGATTATGTTGGTAGATATAATGCTATATCTGAACTTACAAACACTGAAGGTTTCACTGTTAAATTTTCAATCGACAAAAGAACGCCACATTATAAATATACACGTAATGAAATTAATGGTAAATCGGTGTATATGCTACCAACATCAGTATTCGAAAATATTATAAATGAAAATAAAGATATTGCTACAGTTTACGGAACTGATAAATTAAAAGGTTTACTATATTCATATATAGATTTTGATAAATTTATAGCTTACGGAACTTCAAGTGGATGGGGTAGAGGGTTGCAACTTGATAGAAATAAGCCTAATGAAGCAAAGGAAGGTATAGAATCTTTAGGTGGATGGTTGTTTCCACCATTGCATATGGCTGATTTTACAGGAACTTGGAATTATCAAGGAAAATTAGCATATTCGTTTTTAAGTGGAAAAACGGACCCTAAAGGTATGGACTCGCATTTTAATCGTATAAGCGAATCACAATACAGCACTTTTACTTATTCTAATCATATCATGCAACTAATACATAATAAACTTGAAGGTTGGTGGTAATAAATATGGAATTTAAAGATTATTTAAAACTTGACCCAAAAGACTCAAACTTTTATGTGGTAGAACCTTTTGAATTTCATACCCCAAAAAAGTGTGTAGTGAATATTCACACTGAACCAGTTGTAATGCTCTTTGGTAAGATATATACTTCTAAAGATGCATTTGATGTAACTCAGTGTATATCAACAAAAACAAAGTTCTCAAATTATATAGAAGAAGAAGATAGATATAGACTTATATATGAAAAAGGAGATATATTTGCTTCTAATAATATGATAGAGTCTATATCAAATCAAGAAATAATAAATAACTTATTCTTACAAGGACAAATACTTGAAGATATGGAATATCAAAATGTGTATAGAGCGTATATGAATGCTTCGTATGAGAATATGGAGCTTGATGTACCTTTATATTATTATGAGTATATGATTGCTGTACTTCTTGCTGATAGAAAGGATAAATCTAAACAAGCAAGATTTAGAGATATAAATCATTTTACATCTTTATCTATAAAGCAGATAAATACAAGAGCTGAAACATTTGTTGCACTTACGACAAATGATTTAGATACTATGATAATATCGTCTTTAAATGAGAAGAAAGATGCACTGGAAAGTCCTGATAAGAAAGTATTTTTAATGTAAAAAAAAAAAGGAAACATTATATTGATGTCTTTCATCAATATTTATATATTTGTGCGTGTCTTGGTATAATATAAAATTGAGTAATATTTTGTGGTGGGTGTATGCCCC